TAATTTAGAAAAAATGAGTCAGAATCTTTTTTCTAAAGTTAATATGTCGCTAGGGAATGAAAAAGATTTAAATAGTAAACGATATCGACATTGGGATAATGTAATTCGACGCATGAAACGAAAACAAAATATGTTTAATGCTATCGAATTAATTTTAATTATTTGTTTGTTTGTATTAGTATTATTTAAGATGTAGGTGTTACTATGAATGAAATAAAAACTGATACAAAAATAAAAATGACTGATATTAGTATCACTACAATACTTAGCGAACATAATAGAGCCATTGCTAAAACCAATACCGAATTAACTGATATACGAAATCAATTGATTCAAGCATTAGAAGTTATTAAAGATACACAAAAGAATGGTATTGAAACTGATAGAATGTTATTTGATTTTGCTCAAAAAACAAATCGAAGTTTAGAAATTGCTCATAGAAATACAATTATGTTAGCAATTGCAGTAATTATTATGATTTTTCTTAATATTATTTTATTAATGAGGCTTCATGGTTAATATAATTAAATACGGAATTGCAATTATATTATTATTAATTGTATTAGATACATTGTATAGATTTTTAATAGTGTTAATTTTGCTAATGGGATTAAGTATTTTAATATGATTTTTTTAACAAATAGGGCTCAACAAGTTCCTTTTGTATATGAAATAGCAATTGGTGCTTACAATTATATTAAGCATGCTTTTGATGATTTACCAGATAACATATTAGTGGATATTACTGAAGACGAATCTTTATGGGGGCAATGCACTCTTGATAGGGATAATGCATTAATAGAAATTTCTGAATCGTATCTATATAATCCGAAAGGATTATACGATACATTAGTTCATGAATTTTTACATGCTTGTGAAGGTTGTCGAAATAAAGAATCTAATAACCATAATGGCGAATGGTTAAAGCGAGCTAAAATATTAGGAATACAACTATGAAAAAGTGGAAAGAATTACCTAATAAAATAGGTATGAGAAAACAAATGTGGGTTGAAAATCCAGACCGATATTGCGAACCACCTTATAATTATAATTGCAGATTATGCTTAAAGACTTGTGTTAATCGAGGCGGTAGAACTCGTGGTCGTTGTGGTTTTAAAAAAGCAGGTTAGTATGAAAAAATTAGATGTAGATGATGCAGTAATTTATTTATTCGCTCATCAAGATAAACATAATCCTATTCAATTTCCAGATACATTAGTATATGTTGTAGATATGTATGCTAAATACAGAACAAATGTTTTTCTATTAGAAAAACATAATTATCGTTATACTCCTAATGGAAGTTTCTATACTAGAACAAAATCTAATACAATAGATGAATTACTTACCTATTCTGAAATGTATATTAATTTTCTTGAAGACATTAAATCTATTAAAGATATTGATGATAAATTAGAGCAAGTTAAAATTGTATTAGATTATGAACGTCCATGTAATCAGGAAGACGGATTTGTTTTATTTAAAAATAAAATTATTCCAATTCTTTTGTTTGGATTTTACAGAGAATAATATATAAATTAAAGCCCCTGATAGTAATTATCGGGGGCTTTTGTATATATATTATTAAATTATTCTTCGTCTTCTTTTGCTCGCTCTACAGACATATTAGATAAGAACTTATTGAACCAGAATGTATTATTATCAGCTTCAGATAAAGCTTTTAACTCTTCATCTGTTTGATTGGCTAACCAATTAAATGTATGGAAGCACATTAAAAAGCATTCAATAAATAATACATATGTTTCTTTTTTACTTAAATTATCTAAATCATTTTTAAATTTAGGCATATACATGACAACAGACAAAAAGATTTTTTTAAGTTTTTCTTCAGATAATTCTTTATCTTCTATAAGAGGTCCTTTAGAATTTTCCCATTCTTCTTCAAAAATAGTTTTTAATTCTTGTTCTTTATTATCTGTTTTGAATTCATGATGTTGAACAAAAAATTCAGACATAATTTCAGCTACGGAAATAACTGTTTCTTGTTCTTCTGGTGTACGTGCATTATTAATTAATTTTTGACATTCCGTTACTAAAAATTCAGTAGCATCATCATCTAATTCGGCGAACGGATTCATATCCTCTTCTTCTTTATAATTATCTGTATTAAATTCGATAATTTTATTATCTTTTTTCGTTACTTTTTGTTCTTGTTTAATATAATCATCTACTTCAATCACAACAATATTTCTAGCATGAATATAAATAGTTTTATATCCGCTATCCATAACTTTCTTTTGCAAGAATGGAATGCATCTTGCTCCATTTAATGCACTTGCTAATTCTTTTTGTGTACCGTCAAAATAGATATTTTCATAGGAAGAATCAATGCCTGCTTTAATTTTGAGTATTTTCAACATAATCTTTTACTCCTCATCTTTCACTTTTATGTTAATTATTATTTTATTTTTTTATCTGGTAAATGGTTGGCTTTATTAATGCTTATATTATAAAAGCAAAATACGCGTTCGCTTTTGCTCACTTTGTATTTTGCTTTTATTGTGTTGCTTATTCTATTATATCTTATTTTATTATTTTAGTCCAGCTTTAAGCCCACTTTTTCTACTTCTTTTAATTTGGTCGAATGGTATTTTCAATTCAGTTGCTATTAATTTAAGTGCATGTTTTCTTTTTTGATTTACTGTATTATGGTGTAGTCCAAATATTTCAGCTATTTGTTTATCATTATAATCTTCAAGATAATATTTAATTAATATTTTTCTTTCGAGGTTATCGAGTGCTTTAAATTCATCGCTACAATGTAATCCAGAAATCCAAGAGATGTCGGGAATACCTAAACTATTTTCATAATATTTATCTTCGTAAATCGTTTCATAACCACGTTCATTTTCGCTTGTCATATACTCGTCGTACTCTACATTTTTAAAAGCAATGTTATTGACTTCTCTTAAAAATTTTTGTACGAATCGTACTACTTCAAACATATATACATTAGCAACGTAACCACAGAAATTTCTACCCATAGGTTTATAGCGGCGAGCAAGATTTAATAATAGCAATTGTAATTCAGCTCGAATTTCTTCAGAGGAACGACTGCCATAATTATCTCTTACGAATTGAAACCTTGAGTTAATTTCTGTTCTATATCGAATAGCTGTTGTAGAACGCTTTAATGCATATTTTAATTGAGGCTCAGACATGAATGTCATACAAAAAATACGAACAGATGAATCAGTAAAATCAAGTTGATTACCCTTAAAAATATTAAGATATTTTTTGATTAAAGGTTCAAATCGTTTTAATAATTCTTTACTGGCTGCGGTGCATTTTTGTTTATCTACTCTATTTAATTCTTCTTCGTCGAAGATTTGTTTATAAATCGTAACGAGTTCTTCAATTTCTGCCCACTCTTTTTTCTTTGCTTCCATAGTTACTTTTCGTTTAGCTTCAGCTTTTGTAACTTTGGTTTGTTTTTTTCGTTTTGTTTTTTTGATAGCCGTTGTGACTTCTTTATCCGAAATTAATTCTTCATGTAGTGTTTCGCTCATTTGATGTTATATATACCCTTACATTTACTTTTTTTTCTTTAATCGTTTACGAGCTCTTCTATCTTTATTAATCTCATCGAGGTCACGCCATTTTTGTTGCGTGCCATCCCATTGTACACATCGAAAATCTAAATTAGGATAGAAATAAAAGAACATTTTCTTTTTTAATTTAAAATCAGCGGTTTCTCTACCTTTTATATCGACTACTTTAATTGTACCAGATTTATCAGTGATTACAAAATCTGCTATATATTTAACTGGTAAAATAGTTTTGCCAGTGAATTTATTTTTCTTTTTAGGCAACAAATCAAAAGAGACTTGCATCTCAAACGATTTAATTTCTTTTTTTGCTTTTTGTTCTAGTAAATATAAATAATATTCGGCTTCCATAATGGAGTCAAAATTAATATGGTTTACGATAATTTTTTGAGCTCCATATTTGCTTTTTTTTATAGCAGTTGGAATAATAAAATGTTTTGCGTATTTATTATTAGATAATAATACATGCAAATCATATAATGTTTTAGAAAAATAAGTAATGCCGTCGATATAATATTCTTTCTTTTTTCGAGCCATAATTATTCTTCTTCCATATTTAATTTTTCTAATCCAAGTTCATCGAGTGTACCAAATAATTTGCTATTAGGATATGCCAAAATATAATTAGTGTCTAATGTTAATTCATCATCGACAATCGTTAATTTTGTCATATAGAAAAAGCGTTGATTAATTTGTGTCACAAGATATGTTTCTTGTGGATTGTTTTTAAAGAATAATATATCTTTAAGAGATACAAGCTCATTAGAAACGTTTTCTTCGGAATAAGAATCGAGAAGGATATTAAACCCTTCTCGTGTTTCGAACCCATCTTCTTTTATTTTAGCAATGATTTCTTTTGTATCTTCTTTAAAGATAATAATAGAATTTATTTTTAAATCTTTAAAGTTATAGATATTAAACATCTCCTTTGATTTTTAATATTTAGGATAAAATAAAATTTTATCTTATGGTTATTCTACAATAACCACTATCTGTTCATTTTATTTAATATAAAAAATATTACAGATTACTTTTATAATTTTATTAATATTGGGTTAAATCCTAATTGCTTACGGTCGCAAACAATATTGTTAATATTTTCTTTAACCATAATATTATAAGCTCCGTTTACATCAGCATTGATTTTTTTTGTTGTACTTTGATATAAACCTCTTTCAATTCTTTTTCCAGAGAATTTATTAATAACTTTATTTTCATAAATTGGAATTTCGTCATAATCTAAAAATGAGGCTTTAGAGGTATAACTTTCTTCTACTGTAACAACTGTTATTCCTAACAATTTACATTTATAAGTTAATTGATTTATAAATTTAGCATAAGGAATACTTACAAAATTTTGATTATTTCTTTTACCAACATTAATTTTATTTTTCCAGCCTTTATTATTTCCAATAACTACTTTACTTATATCTCTCTCGTCAAAATAATTTGCTAAAAATTTTGTAATCTTATGTATTTCATAAGAGATTTTATTATTTCTTTTTAGCCAAAGACGGTCGAGAGATTTTGAAGTATATATATTATTAGGTAATAAAGATTTCTTTTGAGAAGTTATTTTATTAAAATATTGATTAATAGATTTAATTTTTTTACCCGAAATTAAAATAGGTTTTTCACCATAATTTGTAACTACAGCAGCAAAATTATTTAATCCCAAATCAATAGATGCTATCCTTTGATTTTGCTTTAATTTCTTTTCTTTTTTTTCATAAATTATTTCTATTACATAGCAACCAACTTTTGGAATAATCCGTACTTGTTGAGGATTATCTATTTTCGTAGGGATTCTTAAATTCAAACTTTTTTTACAAATAATTAAATTGTTATTTTCATCTCTTTTTTTTGAAAAAGTTTGTTCATAAAATTCAACAATGAATCTCCCTTTTGTTTTATGTAGGTATTTTGGAATTTTATTTTTTCCACTATTATAATCAGTTTTTTTAATTAGGTTCCAAAATGATGATATATTATCACCTAACTTTTTCAATACAGCAGTAGATACTTTAGTTGGCAATTCTCGATAATCATATTGATTATTATGATTAAATATTTTACTAATATCTTGCCAACTTAAAGTACTTATTTCTTTATTAAAAAAAGATTGTCTAAATTGATAAAGAGCTGAATTATATAAATTTTTACTTTTAAAACAAAGATTATCACAAATAGAATATAATTTATGATTAGGTTTAATTTGATGTGTTTCGACAAGCTTCATTTTACACCTCCTTTATATTATATTTATATATATAATATTAAAAGAGATATTCTTTGTCAATTATTTACTCCGATACTTTGGCAATCACATCTCGCTCATTTACGAGAAGGTATTCATGTTCACCATCAGCGACTTGTGTACCAGCATATTGTTGCACAATTACATTATCACCAATTTCAAAAGGCAAAGCAACACGCGTGCCGTCATTTAACATATGACCTTCGCCAATCATAACGACTTTAGCCACTTGTTGTTTTTTTCCTTTTTGTCCAGTAAGAATAATACCAGACTGTGTTGTTTCTTCTACGTTTTTTGGCTCAACTAATACGTTAGCCCCATAGATACGCTCTATCATTGTAAAATACCTCTTCCTTTGTATATAATTATTTCTTAGTTTTTTTAGTAGTCTTTTCTGTATTTTTTTTAGTTGTTTTCTTAGGAGTTGTTTTAGTAATTTTTTCGTCGATTTTTTTAATGTTACCTTTACCGACGAATTCTTTTACGATAATAGCCATTAGTATTTGTCACCTGCCTTTACGAGAGACCATGCACGACAGACTTGTTTAATAGAACAAGAAGTACAAAACACATTTTCTCTTGGATAATACAATTCATGTTGAATACATTCACTAATAGAATCAATAGTAGATATTAAGCGTTCAAAGTCTGTACGATTTCGATAACTATAATATTCGGAATTGCCTTTTACATAGTGTATATGAATATAAATATCTTCACCATACATATGTTTAAAAGCCAGAGCATCCAAAGAATATTTTAATTTTCTATCTAGGTATGGTTGGTCTGGTTGACGATTACCATAATCTATATATAATAATTCATATTTATTATCTGGCGTTACGGCAATACATTCAATTTCACCAGTAATTTCTGTAGCACCATGAGGTCCCTTTACAGTTAATGCATATGGTGTTTTAATATCTAAAATGCGAAGTTGTTTAGCTTCCGCCCACTTGTAAAAATTAGCTATTTGCTGTAACCCTTCTAAACATCGCACTTCATTAATCGAATCTTTTTTGCATATCATATCCCACTTGCGTTTTAATTCTCCCATAGCGAGAACTCGTCCGTTACTGAGATGCAATAAAAATGCATTTGTTAATTCCATTAATGATTTAGATAATGTAGGTTTTGTCTGTGCATTAATTTTTTTATTAAATTTAGTATCATATAGTGTTGGGCATTTTATGTATTCAAATAATTGTTCTTCTGTAATTTTTTTATTGGACTTCATTGTGTAAAGCCCCTGTTATTTTTAACAGATTCTTTATTAACAATTTTTGGTGGTGAAAATACAGGACGTTCTTGTAAAGGATTTTCCATCCAATTACTAAACATACGTTCTTGCATTTCTATTTGGTCATTATATATTTTATAAAAGTCTCGTTCTTGGATTACGGCTCTTAATTTAAGAGCCAATCCAATTACTAAGCATATCAATACAGTTATAATAACCGTAAGTATAATATCAATATTCATTTGATATCCGTTTCATTACATATTCTAATTCTTCTTCTTTAGAATTATATTGTTTATTAGGTTTAATTTCTGGCAAACCAGAAGTGTCAAATGTAGATTCGACAGTGATTGTTATACAACCACCGTCTAATGAAATTGTTTTTTCTTTATTTGATTCATACCACCAACCGCATAATGCAGTTTCGGGTACATGTGTATGCATAGCTGCGTAGAATAAATTTAATAATTGATTCGTGCGTTTAGCATACAAAGTAAATAATAGTGGTTCGGTTAATTTAGGCATCTTATTTATTTAAAAGATGTAGAGTTTGGAAGTGGTTTTTCTTTCTGATATTCAGTAACAAACCAACAAGCCCATGCAAATAAGCCACTAGGAGATGAATCTTGTGGAATACAGGATTCTACAGGAGTTCTATCGCCTAATTGTCCCTCAATCATTTGGAACATGGCAGCGATGCCGTTTACAGGGATGTTCAATTCTTTTGCAAGAATGGATACTTCTTGGCGACATTTAAATAATGATACTAAGGTTCCGTCATAAAAAACATTATGAAGATAACCAGCTGTAATAGCAACAGCTACCCAGCTTGGTAAATTACTGATGTCATTTTTTTGAATTTGATTTTTGCGATATAGCATATGAATAAACACATCAATCACTTGTTCAGCTTCTTTAATTTTTTCTACAGAACCATATTTAGTTAACACTTGTGTTGTTAAAGTAAATAAACTTTCGTAATTAGATAACCAATTAATATATATAATGTCATCATTATCAATTAATTCTTGAAGTACCGTTTCTTCCATCTACGTGTTCCTTTCTTACTTAAAATAGTTAGGTCTAATTAATTTCGTAATTAAATCTGGTCGATGTTTTTTTGTATTACAAACATCTTCTTTATATGTGCCACATTCGTCTAAACATTTTTTATATGTTGGATTAAAGTTTCGACAGCCATAGCACACTGGACACATTTCATAGTCAGGGCATCTATTAATAAAACCTGACACAGAAGTTTTAGTCTTCATGAATTACGTCCTCATCCTTTGTTAATTCGGCTAATTTAGCCAATGTTTCGTGAGACAAAATAATTTCTGTTTCACCAACAGTTTTGATTTTAAAAACTTTTTGTCCATTTAGTTGCCCTTGGAGTTGTCTCTCAGCTTGTGCACGAGAGACTCCATTATTTTTAGTATAATTAATTCTTTTAATTGTGTCAATAGTATGAGGATTTGCCAAATAAATATTGTTATCTTTATCTTCATGTGCGTCTAAAAAAATCATAATTAATAAATCCTTTCTTATGAGAAAATTAAATCAATAAAGCGCTGTGATGCTTCTTCAGAGCATTCCGTTACGCGAGAATAATTCGTATGGAAATTACAGAATGTTCTTCCTTTGTAACTTGATTTTTTATTTTTTGCCCAATCAATTTCAATGACAGGCACTTTTTCATTATCAGATGATACTGAAAAAATAGCAGAGTTTTGTTTGTTCCTGGACATATCATTATGGACTACAAATAATGTAGAAGCTTCATATGCATAGCGACCAGATTCTTTTACGTCACCAATATTTGGTCTACGATTTTGTTCTATTTTTCGTAAATGTAGTGTACCAAAGATGGGGACTTTTAATTCTTCAGCGGCCCATCGTTTTACTTCTTTAGCTACATAATCATTTAATTGTTTATCGGTTTGGAAATTTTTTGTTGCCCATCGAATATCCATAAGGGAATCAATGCAAACAATAATATTATTATCTGGGTCAATCGCTTTCACGTAAGCTTGTGCTTTTTTACAGAAGTCTAGCATCTGTTCGCCATTTTCTATTTTAGTACCATCAACGATACGAAAATGAGATTTTTGGTCTTTTAAATATTGTAAGCCATGATTTCTTTTTTCTAGCATCTGTTCATAACGATATCCCTCTTCACCGCCTTCGTCTACGATTTTTTGATAGCGAGCTGGTTTAGAAGCAACAGAAATTGGAATAATTTCTTTAGATGCAATGACACGAGGGATTACTTCTTCTTTTGTATCATCTAACGAAAAATAAATACCGTATAATTTATTTTTTGTATTTAAACAATAATCCATCATCAATGTTAAAGCTAATGCCGTATTATGAGTTACCGTTAACTCTTTACCTACACAATAGCAATGCGATAAGTTATTGACTTGAATGCATTGCATAGGGCGAGATTCTACTTCTTCAATATTAATAATCGTTTTGTATTTAAAACTTTTTTCAGATAATATATTTCGTAAACGAGCTGTTTTATTTGGATTTCTGAAACAAGTATTGCTTTTAGATACAGAAAAATAAAATCGAATAGCATCATATTCTTTATCGTCTACAGTGACAGTTCTATTTATTTTTGTGTATTTAATAGATAGAGAAGAAAGCAATGTCCCAAAATTTTCTGCCACTTTATTATTGGCACCGAAAGTAATTTCGATAGTACCTTTTGTATCTACATAACCAATGCCATCCATAATGCCTTGCAATAAATTTCTTCTACTATTAATAGAACTGAATAGATATCTTTTTGGAATATGTTTATTATTAATTAAATTCAGTGATTTTAATATAGAAATAAAATTAGAATTATTAATAGAAAAATGTACATTAGAATCAGAAAATTCTACGTAGTCTTTAATATTATAACCGCAAGCATAAATTTCATCTGACATAAATTCATAATCAGATTCTTTACACCAAATTTTATTTTGTGTAGGAGTACCACTTGCTAACCATAAACCTAATACATATGGATGAATATTAATATTATTATCTTTGCCTTCAAATGTTTGTTGCATTGGTACACGATAAGAATATTTATTATATTTATTCCAATTTGGCAACATGTCTTTTGTTGTAATAATTAATTCTTCAACTTGTTTGCCTTGTATTTTTTTAAATACTTTCCAAACATGGTCAGCATCTGCAATTAATGTGGAGCGGTCATCAAACGTAATTTTATAGCACTTATGGTCTGTAAAAATTTTAGATTTAGCGATAATAGTTGTCGGATGACCATCATCACCAAATACTTTTTGACCAATTCTGCATTCACCAATCGTTGTCCAAGTGCCATTCGTTAATAATAATGGAGTTGTTAATTCTAATGCTTTACCAGTATTAGATTCGCCAGCGAACATATAAAGACCTTCTGTTAAGCCTTCCATATATTTATCGAACATAGGGAATGATGGACAAGAATAGCCTTCTCCTCGTTTCCATGCGTGTTCGTCAAATAGATTATATTCTTCTTCGGCTTCAGCAAAAAAGTCTTCCATAGGAACGACTGTATTATCTAATAATTCTTCCGACATGTTTAATTCCCTCCAAATAATTTACATGGTTTACCTATACAATATCCTAAATCTTTATAGGAAGTACAACCATATCGTCTTCCATTTTGTAACATTATATAAGCACTATTGAATGTAGTTTTTAATTCATCTTCATTTAAAGGAGGTTCATTTAAATCATTCCAAGACAATAATAAATCATAGGCGTCTTTTCTTGACTCCCCTGATTGTAACAATGAGGAAGCAAGAGCGACACAGGCGTTATTGCGTCCACCTTCTAACGCACCATTTTTTAATAATTCGATAGCACATGGTAACATTTCTTGTGGTTCGAGTGGAATAACAAACCCCTCTTTAGTTTTTATTTTTATTCTAGGTTTTACGATTTTCTTATAAGCTTTCATTGCTTTTTGATTTACATTGTAAATACGTTTAGTTTCTTTATGTTTTTCTTTAGCGTAATTAATCATATCTGTTAAAGAAAAATCATATAGATTTTGTATCGTAATAGGAACTTTATATAATCCTGTTTTACTATTAATCGTATTAGGAATTCTAAGTAATCGTTTTCTATCATAGATAGCTGTATCTATAATAGGACTCGTTGATTGTTGTTGTAACCAAGTAGCTAGATTTTTAAATTCTTGATTTAAATCTTGCTTTGGTAATAATCCTAATACTTCGTAAGGAACTATAATATGAAATCCCTTAGCTCCAGAAAAATAAAGTTTCATTTCATTGTCGTTTAAATATAGATATTGTTGCAATAAATTGTAGCAAAGTTTTACGTTAAATGTTAATTCTTTATACTCTTCCTCTGTATGAATATCTCCATCAAAATCTAAATATAAATCACTAATAATATTGCAATTTTCTATATCTTTATTTTCATAAGCATAAGAACATCTATATACATCTGTTTCATTATGCTTTTGTATCCATTCTTTTTCTTTTTGATTGAAAGTAACGTCGCAACTTATGTAATGCTTTCGTTGGAATCCATTTGTAAGTTTCGCACCGAATTCATATAAGAAGTCCTGAATTGCGTTCTCCATTGAATTACATCCTTTTTATTTGCATGAAGTTCTGCTTTATTTATTAATAATTTTTCATAATTATCTTGAATGATAGATGATACCTGTACCAAATCAAATGGTTCAACACATCTAAAATTTTGATAATGGCATTCGTCTACGAGAGTTAAAAATAAATCAATAGGAGCAATATCTTTATAGCTTTTAAATCGTTGTAAGATATGATTTATTTGTCCTATATGTAATTTTTCGTCTCGTGTTGAATGGATTGCCCCACATTTAGTATAGAAATAATTAAGTGCATCTTGCACTGTATATTTAATTTTCATTTCTAAATAATACGGAAATGTAATTTCTTTTCCATCTGGTCCAACAATAGGAGCGATAGAAAATAATTTTAATTCTCTATGTAAATAAAATTTATTTTTAATTAATAGGGAATCATTCCATGCTATAGAAGGAATATCTTGTGGTTTTAATACAGATACTTTTGTATTCCACTGAGAAAACAAATTAATAATTTCTGAAGTAGAAAAACCACAGTCTTTTAAATATTCAATTGTGCATCTTGACTGGATATAATCAAGGTCATTTTCAATTGTTTTTCCAATAATATTAGAATAAAAGTATTGTACTAAGTCCATTTAAAAAGACACCCCTTTCGTCGGTAATTGTATTTTACCAGTTCCGGAAAGGAGTGTCAACAAGATTATGAATGAATATTAAACTTTATCATTGTCATGCTACGTTTAATTGGAATTTTAGCATAAATACTATTAATATTTTTAGGAATTGTATATTGTGTTAATCCTTTAGATGTATCAATTTGATAACTTAATTCGCCTTCTACATAATTCATATAGAATTCAATATCTTCATTAGTGCAGTTAGAAGTATGTTTACCATATTGGTCATATACGATAATATCTTCGTCAATGCGAGTAATGAAATTTTCTTTTTCTATTTTTGCAATAATATAAGAATTAGTAGAATATGAGCTACGCAAGAAATATAAATGATGTAACCCGAATGGATATTTGCCGTTAGCGTTTTGGAAATTAATAGTAATATCAAAAGTTACTTTATAGATATAGTAGCTTTCGTCTAAAATAATTTTAGATGTACCTGAATTAATAATCTCTTTTTTAATAGATTTAGTTGGCTCATCTAATCGTTGTGCTTGATAATCTTGCATCGTATAGATATCAATCTGATTAATGGTATAAGAGCCAGGTAAATATGGCAAGATATCTATTGTATTAAATGCAGGAGAACCAAGTAATTCGTTTGGGTCAATCGTAACAGTTAATTTAATATTAGGATTATCAAATTCTGCGAAGACAGTTTCTTTATTTTGAATAGAATCTTCTGCGAGAATATTATTAAATAAAGAATCATGTTTATCATTAATAGTAACTTGTGCATTATTTTTAAAAATAGAACCAGTAACAGAACTAAAGTTAAAAATATTAACTGGTGTTTTTATTAATGATGGATATACAGATAACCCGTAGGATTCAAAATCACCAGCTGCAATAGTAGCTTGTTTTAAGAATACAGACGTGTAATTATTTTGTTCTTGTTCTGTATGGTTTAATTCATGTAGTTGTTGTGCATTAAATTCAAACTGATTTTGAAATACGAGCATGCGTCGTTCAATTTCAGTTTTCATAATATTAATATTGGATGCTAGTGTATCAATTCGTTTATTCGATTCGTCTAGCTTATCCATTAAATCTTTTGATGTTAATTTATATCGCATATTATCCTTTGAGTATTTTTAGTGTTAATAATTGTTCCGATATATTATTAGGTTCAATACTTTTTTTGAAAAGAGTATTAATTATATTAGACATGTTATCAATAGTAGACGCCTTGTAAGATTCAAAATCTTGTAAGGCGTCTTTTGTTTGATTATATTGTTGCATAATATTTAATACAAACTTTTCATATTCAAATGGACCACGATATCGAATATTATATTGTATCATATTAATTATCTAGTTCCTGTAAAATAGAAAGTTCTTTAACGGCAATAGCATTAATTGTTAAGTCTTTTTCTTGATTATTTAATTTAGACACTGTAACAGTCACTGGCATGGTTACTTTATCTTCTGTATTATATTCTTCTATATAATAAGATGGCACATCTAAATTATTTGGATAATATAATACGTCGTTATTGACAATGCCTTTTTCTTTTTCAGCGTATACAATACCGTCTGTCGTAAAATCAAATGCCATACCACTATCATATTCAAATGTAATTTTTTGATGGGTATCCATAGACTCAATATTATATCCAGAAAAGTTTTTACTTAATGGTTCTTTACTAAAATTAAAATAAGCATAGGAACCATTTAAGATATAGAATGTAATACGACCAGCGGCATCATCTAAATAGAAAGAAGATGTTTCGTCACGTTGAATAACAGAATCTCCAGTTTTAACAGATTTTTTAATATAATTTTTCCCGGCGTAAATAATATAATTATTATTATAATTAGGAATAAAATTATCTAAATCCATAGGAGCCATAGTTTGTGTTACTGTATCTTCTGATTGTTCATATGCATACGTTTTATAATTAGATTGCCCAGGAATTTTTAAATAGTCTCTGTTATAACTAAAAGGAGAGCAATTTAATTTACCAATTGTAAAAATAACATTCTCATCGGAAGTTACATTAGAGTCCCAGATGCAAGCTAATTTAGAACCTTTTGAAATTGTAATGTCACCTAAATTAATAGTATAGATATTATTATTGGTTTTAATTTCAAAACCATTTGTTTTAAATAAAACAGTTTTGCCTAATGGTGTCGACTCAATTTCAAATTTAGTTTTATATTCATAGCGTTTAGCCATTTGTTCTAATTCAGATAAATGCATTTCTGCATAAGACTTAATATCTAAATATTTTTGAACAGAAAGTTGATAAACAACTTTATAGAGAATTAATAAGTCTTGATAAATAGCTTCTAATTTATCATTAAATTCTTTCGTATTAAATATATCTTTTTCTTCGATTAATTTATTTTGAAAAATAGCAATTCGTAAATTAATATCATTGAGTTTATGTTGTAACTCAAATTGATTTGGATAGCGACCGCTATGAATAATTTGCTGCGAAATTCTGTCTCTGTAGAATTTTAATTTTTCTAATTCTACCAGATAATTATCTAAGTTCATGACGGTCTCCTATTTTACCAAAACAAATTTTTACATTAGATACATATGGTGTTACATTACTATCCATTGTATTAATCACAACTTTTAAGGATGCACTTTTAATAGTTTCGTTAATGTGAACTACGTAGTCATCAATAATAGAATAGTTAGATACACGAATGACTTTTGTGCCATTTTTTTCACTATTAATCGGTACGATATCATAATCAATGCCGTTAACAGTTAATATATATTGAATATATGTTTTATTATCAGGAAAATATTCAGGAATATATTCATTAGCAAATACAGCAATTGATTGCACTGGATTTGTAATTAATTCTTTTGTTTGTAAATAGCCTTGACTAAAAACACCGACATGAGCTGTTATGTCAGAAATGCGAATGACATGTCGTTTAGCATTCGGTAATTCAATCGTTCTTTCGATTGGTTGTTGTGCATTACTTGCATCCGTAAATAAAAATGCCAATTTATCATCAGTAGCTCCATTAGATGCTAATTGCAATTTAATAAATTGACTTGGCGGAAATGAAATAACGCCTGTGCCGTAAATATAATTTGGGTCAATGTAGCTTTGATTAATATTATTAATTTCTTTTGGAGTAGTCCATGCACTTTTATAGATAATACCATCATCAGAATATAATACATCTTCTAGGATAACATGGCTATCCATATCAAGATGTAACATAGAAATAGTATCTTCGCATCGAATATTAATAGAACATCGAGCTTCTTCTTTGTCGAAATTAATTTCAGCAGGGGTTGTTTCTGTTTTATTACCAATAGAAGTTAAGCGAGAATATTCATAGATAGTAAGAGGGTCACCATCATAAATATTTTGTTCATTCGATGTGTTCATATTATTGATGGCATACTCTTTATTATTATATACGAATTTATTGCCGGCAAAACCATTGCCTTCTACAAATGTAACACCAAATTTGCCGACAGATGCATTATCAGTATGAGCCGTGAAAATATAATCACCGAGTAATCCTACTGTACCATACACATCTGAAGTTTTAATTTGTTTAACTGTTGTAAATTCATTATAGTTGCCGCAAATAATATTCATATCTTGAATACGATTGCGTTCAGCTTCAAGAGCTGTATCTACAGCATTAAGTCTTATCACTATATCAGTCATTAAAGAAGTATAATTTTTAGTTGCTTCTAGTACTTCATAATTTAATGATTGCATGTCAACAATAATATCTGTGAATTGATTTTCAATGATTTCTTTTTGGATTTCTTCTTCTGGGTGTATTTCTAATGGCTCTGTAACAGGTGTATCTGTTGAGCTATTAAAAATACGATTTGCTTTTTCTGTGTCTTTAGAAAGAAGCATATTTGCATATTCTTCCTTCATTGTTTTAAGGCCTAAATATTCCAAATAGCACTTCCTCCGTGGCAGACAATCGAAATCGTTTTAATAGTAGAAGGAATTTCAGAACCAAGATGTCTTTGAATTACCTTCACTTTTAATGTTTTAGAAGTTGGTTTATATCTAAATGCATTTTGTTTTGGCGTATATGTAATTGTATATTCATCTGATTTAGTATCGAGAGTATTAATTTGTGAATACGTTAAATCAGTTTTTATATTATTTTTGTAGATAATAATTTCTTTAGATGTATCGATATCGAATCGAATCGGTAAATTAAAAAATAATTTTTCTTTAATGACTTGCGGCAATTCCTTTGGTTGAATAGCCGTTTCTTTATTGTTATCGATAATAGAATATTCTTGTGATACATCTGGATTAGTTTGTGTAACAGATAATGTAATAAAATTAGAATTTTTAATAGTGACTTCTGGTGAAATATAACCAGCGACAGGTAACGGTTGTTTATTAAAAATATTAATAGAGTTAATACCAAAATTATATTCATAGACAGTATTAAAAATTTGGTCTTTATTTAATTCTATTGTTGTCTCATGTACATTATCTTTATGATTTGTATTTGTAATTGTTTCTTCTGTATAAGCAGTATTAAATGGGACTTCATTAAATTTTAAAAAGTCAGAAGAAAAATTATCTGTGTTAACAGAAGGGTTAAATTCTATATCCATATATTTTTCTTATCCAATATCGTACATCTTTATCGGTGATACGATTTTTTAATTTTTCTTTATGTATAATTTTAGAGTTTGGTATTTCAACTGGGTCTGGGAATTTTCTCCAGTCTTCATTCCAGAATGGGAAGCTACCTACAGGTTCATACATACCATTAGACATTTTTTGGTAGAATACACCACGAATAGCCAATACCCATGGACGATAAGTAGAGAATACATATTCTCCTGTGCCAGTTATTGTATCAGAATTTACAGGAGCTTCATTAACATCTTTAGTTTGATTTTCTTTTTTAATCGTATTATTTTCAATTTCTTTTTCTTTATTTGTGTTGCCGTCTAATATTGGTAATGGGTCAACAGGTATTTCTGTATTAGGTGGTTCTAATGTAATTGCTTTTTTACCAATATTATAAGCTGTACAATTTAAAGTAAAGATTAAGCCAGAAATAATAGAAGGTGTCATGTAAGAAGACTCTTCTATTTTAATAGGAATATTAACGGCATCATTTACAATTGCTGGATTATGAATATCAGCATTTGTTACATTAATATTAATATAATTATATAATTGTGGATTAGAAATAGTAGCGGATACATCTTCCATTAACCCACCCAATAAAGATACGTCAGAAAAATAAATAGAAACACCAGGTTGTTCATTTAATAGATTATGATAAGAATTATTATAGCAATCTATATCTGATACATGCGTAATATTGTTTAAATTAGCTTTAGCTAATATAGTACCAGGCATTTCTAAGTGATGATTTGTAATATCCATTTGAGGAATAATAGAACCATCTCTATCTCTAATTGTATCTTTTGAAGCCAAGAACTGAATTAAGTAAGACACTGAATTTGTATCTTGATATAAATCAGCTACGTCTTCTATTGTTTTTAGATACTCTTTAAATTGATTTTCTTTTGTTTCTATTTGTTGTGTTACATATTCTTTTGTGTAATTTCCTAATTGTTCGAGCATACGAATAGAGTCATATAGATTATTTAATTCTTGCTCAATATAATTAAAGGAAGTGTTTAATTCGTTTGACGACATAATATCTGAAATTTCAATTGGAACCAATGTTCTTTCTTTAGTTAATTCAGATATTACATCAGATATGTTTTGTTCTGTGATTTGTTTATTCATTATTTGGATGGTTCATATTGAAAAATCTTACGAAGCGTGGCATTGTGCCGTCTTCTAAATATTGTTTAAATTCTTTTGTATATTGGATAGTATTATCTTCTTTATTGGTTTCTAATATATCCAAAAAAGAAACGCACCATTTTTCTTTTTCATCAAAAAAACATATAAAAGCAGAAATTTTATTATCGATATCTATAGCTAATCCAAGTTGAACAGGAGAATTAAAAATAACAAATTTCATGCGTTTATATACTTTAGGAAAGTTATGTTTAAAATATTGATGGATTGTTTTATTTATATCAATATAAATAATATCTTTATCTTTATATCTTTTTTCGAAACAATGAGCAATAGTTCCATCAAAAACTAATTCCAATGCCTGAAAAATAAGTTGCGTAGGAATCATATGTATCCTTCTTTCTCTTTACTATATATTACATTTTAATAGTAACATTATAACAAAAAAACGACGACTATAAAAGCCGTCGTTTAATTTTATATATGTAATTATATATTATAGCCAATCGTCATCGCCTATAAATTGACATAGATTTTCAATGTTATTAATAAAGAAATTGTCTTGAGATAATTGATATCTCTTCCCTTTATAAGCAATTTCAAAATCATGACTAGCAGATACAGATTTTTTTGTTAAAATAGCAATTGTATTATTTTTATTTAATAATTCAGCTAATTTATTATTAATTTGTATTACAAAACCTCCAGCATTAAAAATTTTAATATTAGGATATTTTTGTAGCATATGAATTGCGGAATTACTATTACCTTGGTCTGATTTACTCATTGAGTAAAATTTAACTTTAGATAAATCAATTGTTGATTCATTAATAAGGTTTTTGTATGTTTTATTAATAACAACTTCTTTATCTTTAATTTGGTTTTTGATTTCAGTTAAGTTATTATTTATTAATGTTACTGGATTTCTATAATCTAGTGTATTTAATACTTTATTAGTGATAACTGCAACAATGTTTTCGCATACTGAATAAACAATAGATGGAGTGTAATTATCAATTACTTGTTTCCACTCTTGTGTAGGAATATCTAAATATTCAGATAAATCTTCTGTAAAAATAAGAGTATTATCATTAAAGTTATAAGCATAATCATTATTAGCTCTGAACTTAATGTTTTCTTTATTGCTAACTAAATAAACAGATTCGTCTCGAACATCAGTTAAATCTTCATTTAAATTAATAATATTCAAAGAATTTGTTTTCTCTTTTAATCTTGTTACAACTTTTGTATATTGTGTATTAACAAAATTATTTAATTTTGTTTTTACTTCGTTTGGTAATTCATACCATACAGAAGTATATGGATTTAAATAGTATGTATATGTTTTATCTATAACAATATCGCCGTCATAAATACTATAATTTACAGAAGCAATATCTTCCAAATTAGTGTTATTTTTATCATATACAAGAATATTTTTGCTGCCAGATTTGCTAAAAGTATTTACACGAGTTCGACATTTAATTTTTTCAGCAGCTGTTGTGTCATTAATAGTTAAAGAGAAATCAATTGTAACTTTGTCTTTAATTTTTTGAGATTGCTCAGAATTAATTTTTACCCATGTTCTAGTATTTTTATTTAATACATAATTTAATGTTTTATCTACTACAAGAGTTGTGTTGTATGATGTAGATAGCATTGAATCATTATCAAGCTCTGACAAATTAGTTACCTTGTTTTTATCAACAACAGAAATTGTTCTTGAATGACTATCAGTTTCTAATTCAGTTTGAGTAGTTTTATTTGCGACATCAATATTATTTTCTGATGTTGCTATATTAATATTAGTATCAACATTTTTTAAATAATTAAATTGATTTTTAAAATGATAAGGCAATTCATTCCATTGTTTTGTAACATTATTATAATATTTAGTTAATTCAGGATTTAAGATAATATTAAAATTATCTTTATATAATGGTTTTGTAAGTACTGTATTTAAAATAGCAGAATTTTCTGCTGCTATATTAATTTTATTTAATCCACTTGTATGAGTAAACCATGCTTCATTAATATATTTAATTTCATTTGCATCTACAGGGTTTTGTAATATGCTTAACATAATATTATATTGCATATCAGAAGAAATTAAATCTTTAAGTGGCAACCATTCTCTTGTCGTAAAATCAAAATATTTAGTTGCATCTTGATTAATGAAACCATAAGACTTATTAGTAATATTTTGACCATCTTGTAATTTAAATAACTTTTCGATACTATTTGTCATGTCACTTAATTCATTTAAATTTGTTTTTACTAAAACTAATATATCATCATCGTCAGTAGAATAAGAACGACCTTCATGCTCTTCTAGGCTATTCACAACAATAACTCTGTCTGAAGGAATATTAAGTTGTTTAATATATTTTGTATATGGCATGATTTTATAATCAGACATATAATGTCCTAATATGCCATAAATATCAAGTTCAATATCTTGAGAAGTATTAATTTCTTGTGGTAAACTTACATTTATTACATTATTTGCAGAAACATCAAATTTCACAAATTTATCATAAGTATTTTGTTTTAATTTAATACCGTATTTATTTTTAGAGAAATTACTGCCATGTTGGGTTTTAATTGTATCGTCAAAAAAAACAAAGAAATAATTTTGTGTATTTTTTTCTGCGTCAACATTTGTAATGCCTTCTTCTGCTAATTTGTCTTTAATAAAAGGCACTAGCATTTCAAATGGGTTAATAGATACATTATTAACTTTAGTGATTTCTTTATCAAATCCTAGATTTTCGCTAAATTGTTTCATAGCATCTTTAATTTCTTTAGAAGAGCCAGCTACTTCATTAATAGCTTTAACAGCAGATGTTTTATCATCTGTAACCAATTCGTCCGTATTACCTAATTTAAGACGAAGTGATTTAAAATCACCAGCAATAGCTGATGCTAAAAGTTTAAGTCTTTCTATTCTAGTCATGTAAGAAAGGTCCTTTCTGAAAAATAAAATTATTGTTTTGCTGCTTCATATACAGCAACTAAATCTACATCTTCGCCAAGGTATTCCTCTACGATAGCGATGATTTTATTTTTGAATTCTTCATCAGAAATTTCAGGCTTTGGAGTTGGTTTCGGTTCAGGAGTAGGAGTTGGTTTTACCTCTGGTTCTTGCTTACTACATTTCAAAATCTCTTTAATTTCAGATAAGATTTCAATAACTTTTTCTAAGGATTGTTTACTAGTCATTAACTACTAATTCCTTTCTTGTAGATAAATGGTAAGAAAGTCTTCTTGTTGGAGTTCTTCATTCTCGATTTCGTCTTTCATCATACGAATTACGTCTCGAAGTTCCTTCCATTTTTTAATAGCATCGTCAGGTGTGTCAGCACTTAATAAGTCATGCATTAACTTATACATTTCAGTGTCTTTATTTTCGATGCATTGGTCGATAATATTAGGCATTCGAATGTCCTTTCTATGTAAAAATAATAAGGGTGAAAGAAGCTTCACCCTTATATATTACTTTTTTACCATTTAAATTTAATGTAATTATCTGGTAAGATTTCAGTTGTATAACCAGGTTTTAAATTCAAGTCATTAACTTGGATATTTCTGATTGTTAACTCTGTTAACGCACTACAATTTTCAAACATATTATCTGTAGATACAGCTTTACTATTATCTAATCGTGGTAAGTTAACGAGTTTAGTACAATTAGCAAACATGCCATCAAATACATATACATTAGATAAATCTAAATCTGTAATAGTCGTTAATTGTTTACAACTATCAAATACGGATTTACCCATTTTAATAATATGAGGTAAGTTAATTACTTCAAGTTTTGTATTATGGAATGCAGAATTAGCTAATGTGACATCATTAGGAATCCATAAATCTTTTACATCATTATGAATAGAGCCAGGGTGAACAGCAGTTACGAATGGAGCGTATACTTTTTCGTGACCAGCTAATTCATGTTTTGTTTCTGGAGTAATAGGTCCGCGGCGATTATATAACCAATAATCAGCAGGAGCTACTACTTTACGAATACCATTTGCATATTCGTCTTTATATTCGCCCCAATAAATAACGTCATAGTTATTTTCGAGAGCAATTACATCATAATTTTCTGGAATAGATAAATCTCTAATTGAGCGAACATTTCTAATTAATATATGAGTAAGGTTCTTGTCACCTTTAAACATATCATCTAAATAGAAATCTTCGTATGCTTCATTGTCGACAACATTTAAATCTAATTGAGCGTCAATTAATGCATAGCAATTAGCAAATAAATTACTCATATTAGATACGCCTGTAGTAGACATATTCGTTACATGTTTAAGAGAATTACATCCTTTAAACATAGCATTTGCATCTTGTTGCGATAAAGCAATACCATCGATAGCTTCAATTCCATTACAATTTTCAAACATGGAACGAGATACTTTTACGTTAGTAAAATTGATGGTAGGTACTGATTCAAGTACAGAACAATCTTTAAACGCTTGTTCGAAGTTTTTATTGACAGGTAAATTAATGGAATTAACTAAAGTCATTGCTACACAATTTTTAAATAATTGTTTAGCAGTTGTAACTTTAGGTCCATTGACAGCAGGTGCTGATGTGATGCTAATACAGCCTTCGAATAATGAATTAATATTTTTAGCATTTATATAATCAAACGTAGGAATTACTCGAATTGCTTTACAGTTACGTAACATAGCTTCCATAGATTCAGCTTTTGCTGTGGAAGTCATATTAGGAACATATTGTAATTTATGACAACCATCAAACATAGAAGTGAAATCTAAACAGTTATCTGTTACTAAATCACCTACGTTAGTTAATGCAGTACAATTTTGGAATGTGCTAGTTAAATCACGAGCTACATGAGTATCTAATTCAACTACATTTTTTAATTGTTTAGAATTAGCAAATACATGATGACCAAATTCAACTACTTTAGGGGCTCTAAATTCTACTAAGCGAGAGTTAGCTAATGCATAGTTGCCTAAATGCATTTCATTAGGGAACCATAAATGAGTAACTTCTGTATTAGTAAATAAAGAACTATCTGTTTCATCTGAATGTAATTCTGTTACGAATGGTGCATATACTTTTGGATGACCTTGTAATTCATGAATGTCTTCAGCTGTAATTGGACCTTCATGTCGCCATAACCAATAATCAGCAGGTACTTCTAATTTTTCATCAGTTTTAGCAGGACGAAGTTTATCGATAGTATCCTTGCTATCATTAATCATTTTAACTAAATCCATTAAGCCTTTTAATGCATCAATATTTAATGCTGTATTTGTTGGAGTAGGCAAATCAGTTACGAGTTGTTTATTTCTATCTTCAATTAATACGTCAGCATCAGTATCAATCCATAAGTCTTCGATTTTACCAATCAATTTAGCATTCGATTCTTTACAGGATTTTTCCCAGAAGATTTCAACTTCGAAATCATTATAATATAAAGCATTGCCTTTTTCGTCTTTAAAATCTGTTTCGAAGACGATACGGTCAGATAATGTTTCATCATCTTGCCAGCCATTATTAATAATGCGACTCAATGGAACTTCATAGCGACTTTCAGCTAATGTTTCTGTTTTACATTTTTCTGGATTCCATTCAACTAATTTAGCTTTTACAGTCACTGTATAGTTAATAGGATATACTTTAGCATATTTATCCGCGTGGAAACCTTTTTTAACTGTTAATGCTGTATGTTGAATATCAGCTAATTCACGAATATTATCGCCAATGGCAATTGGTTTATTTTTAGAATAATAGAAACCATCAACATCAAAAACTTCTTTGCCTTTAACATTAACGATAGCATTATCTGGGAAATCACCAAATGCTTTTGTATTATATTCATCTGTTAAATAAAATACGCCTTCACGACCAATACGTAAGTTTACTTTAATTTTAGAAGAGGCTTTATTATCTGCATTTCTCCAGTGAGCCGTATAAATACCTGTGTCATGCGGAATAAATTGTTCGCCTTCTGCTTCATATAAAGTAATGCCATAGTAAAGGTCAGCGGCATCAATATCGTAATTAGTCACTAAGGCATTTTGTCTTGAGTCTTGACCTTGTTTAGTATATTCTAATGCTTTATTCATATTATGAACATCTAATGTAGCCATTTTATTAGTCGCAATAAAAGTTACATCATAATAGTTTTTATCATCAGCTTGTGTTAATGCTTCAATAATCATTACATAACGAACTTTAGTATTGCTTGTATCAGAATTATCATATTCTTTTAATAATGGATAATTAGATGGATTTGCTTGAGCAGTAAATGTAGACAAACCATTTAGGCCATTTAATGCTTGTACACCATTACGAGTGTTCGCATCAATTTCACCATATGGGTCAAACATTTTAAATTCAGCTAAGTGCATATCTTTAGATGCATCTACATTTAATGGATATGATTCGGCTACTAATAAGCCATCATCTTTAGCTTGAATTGGGTTTTTAAAATGAGTTAAATTCTTTTCATTAATGACGTAGCATTTTAAAGGACCTGGCTGACCAAACTTCTTAACTTTAATCATAATGTTGCCAAGATAATTTCTTTGATAAGAAGTAGGAATACGGAATGTAGTACCAACGCCTTTACCTACGGAATTAATTTTTCTTACAATCCAATGTGTATCATCATCAGTTGAAGTATGATATGTTTTTTGTCCTGGATGTGTTGCAATAATTTCACCCATAACAAAAGCACCGTCTACTACAGAACCATAAGAGCGATAAATATCTACCTCATCTTTAAGTACTCTGAAATCTACTGCTGGAGTAAAGATAATCGTTTTACCATCTTTAGATGCTTCAACTACTTGTACTTGTCTAACTTTATTTTCTACTTTAGAGTGAAGAACGATGTGGTCATCTTTTTTGAATAATTTCCAGTCATCTTCAGATACTATAATAGAAGTTTTTGTCATTGGTTCTTTTGAATCTTCTACAGATGTAGCAACTACATCTTTTTCGTGACGAGGCATTTGACGACGGAATGGGTCATAAAAGCCTTCGTATGTTGCATAGTTTTTGCCTAATCCTGCGGATGCAATTTCAGCACGAAGTTCGTATACTTCAGATTTTAATGCGGCAATCGCTGCATTGTATGCATTACGCATAGCTTCTGTATCACTATTTAATAATGCACCTTTGACAGCCGGGAAGAAATAACTTTCCGGCTTGCCGTTTAGGTTAAGTGCATTTTTTACGGTTTCTCTATCTTCAGGAGAAACAGCTATAGCAATTTTTTCAGAAGGAACGCCGCCGACATGAGTTGTGTCATTTGCCGATTCAGTATTATAAATAAAACCTTTGACGTGCAAATATTCTTCAATGTCATGCATATTTAGCATTGAAATACCGACTTTAGTAAATCGTTCTGCCACTTATTCGTTTCTCCATTCTAAAATAATTTTCTTAGGTTTTGGGGTATAAGGTTTACCACCATTATTTTTCTTGTATGCTTCTGCTGCTTGCGGATTAGCATTTAAATAATCATTTAATGGGTCAGAGATAATTTCTTCAATATGGTATGGAGAATTAATTGTAATTTTTCCACGATATACATCTTTAGTATATGTAAAAGTAGAGGAATCATTATCTCGTAGTCCAAGGAATAATCCGTCAAGATATATCAGAATTTCATCGTTTGTTTCTAAGATAGCTGGGTCTAATTGATTAGCAGCTACATCAATTGAGAAACCGTCATTAGTAGGAGGAACTTCTATATAAGATTCTACTTTATCTAAATCTTGTTTAACCTCAATTAAAATTTTATCTGTTTCAGAATGTTCCATTATGCGTAAGGAACCATCAACATGATACATCGCTTCACCAAGTTCGTTACGAATAACTTCGTAAGGGAATGTATCCTTGCCGCCAACTACTTTTGTAAGTGAAGAGTTAAAAGAAATTGTGTAGTTGTCAACAATTGTGAATGAGCTTTGTGGTTGTCTTACGCCATCTATATAAACTGACACTCGACCAGGATATAATGAAATTCTATCATCTGGATTTGTATCAGGAACATCGGTCCTGTAAGTCTTATAGACATTAATAGTATTAGGGACGATATGTTTTTCATCGAGAATAATACGTTTGCAATAAGACTCACTTGGAGCATCAAGAGTTTCTATTACATAAGTAACCATGGCGGGAGCTTTGACAGGAGATGGTAAACTAAAGCCTAATCCATCTTGGTTTTCATTAACGTAATATTGTCTGATGCCATCTATGTAAACAGAAAGTAAGCCGTAATTAGGCTCAAACTTATCTGGAATTTTAAAACGATGATTGTCTGTAGTAAATTTATTTTGACCACCATCTAAATATATATTTTTAATAATTAATGGTTGACCAGCAAAAGCTGTATATTTAAAGGCATAGATATCTAGCCTATCGGAAAATTCATCAAATTGAATATTATATTCTGCTAACTTATCATTATTTAATAAAACAGAAGTTCTAGCATTTTGATAAGAATGACAGAAGCATTCTAGTTCTTTAACGACTTGTTTGTAATAAGTATTTGTTGGGTCACATTTAATCCATTTAGATGTATCTTCGCCATGTTCATTTTCAGATGTAATCCAAATCCAATAATCACCAACTACGTTGCCATTCACAACATCAGTAATGAAGAATTTAATTTCATTAGTGTTGCCTTTAATGTCTTCTGGTTTACCATGTTGATAAATAGAAGTTTCATTATTTAATAAATAGCCATTAAGATATACTAATGTTTCATTAAATTTACCAGTAATCATAGCTGGTAATGCATTAGCATCACTAAAGAAGCGATTATATCTATCTTTTAATAATGTATAGGTTTGACCTTCATGAATGCCATTAATGGTTAAAGTGCCAGCATTTTGATTGCGGACGATGTCTTCTTCTTTAACTAAAATACCATCAATGAAAGCAATAATTCTATCTGTTGGTTTTACATCAACATTATCGAATACGATAGTATTATCAGATGGAACGTGTCCCGTACCATTTTTAACTCGCATTGTAAATGCAGGGTCTGTTTCTTCGCCTTGTAATTCAGCAACGGCCCATACAGTATTGCGAGGGCAATCAGGAACTGTATATCGTTTATTATCTTCGAATACTAAACCATCTTGGTTAGTAATGACTTGACCACCAATAAATAAAAGGGGGTCTTTATAATATTCTCTGGATAAATTAATATGACCTCTTTGATTGATATCTACATCATATACATAACCAAATTCACGAATAATAGAATGGAATCCAGTTAATTCCATACCTTGCGTACTATCTTGAATAGTAATAATTTTTGTTTGGTCATCTTCTGTATAGGCATCATCTTCTAAATTATAGCCATTAATAAATACATTATGAGGAGCTGCAAAATTAGGAACATAATAGGATGTTTCTTTTTTACCGTTCCATACATGATTTAATTGACCAGTTGTTTTAAAAGAACCAAATTCAAAAGATACGATAAGAACATAATCAAAGTTTTGTGAATAACCATGATTTAAGAAAACACCATCTCTGGTTTTTGTGTAGCCACCATCACCGAGAATTTTTTCTGGTAACAATAATTCACCAAGAGGAGAGTCTCCTTTAAAACCATATAATTCAAAGTTTTGTTCATCGAATTTAATTTTCGTTGAATTTTGTACATCTCTATCAACTTTAACTAACCGCTTTTTAATGTTACGTAAGCGATTAGAGTTAACATGAATAAGAGAAGGGCGTTGTTCATAGATTTTACTTTTTGGATATTGAATACAAACATTAGATACTGTTTGATAAGTAAAGTCTAATTTTCTATCTAAAAATACACGGTCAATATTAATATTAGGTACTAAAAATTGACTGAGTTTTGTGTAATCCTCATCGGTACTTTTAAAGATATGACTAGCAAATGTCTCTGGCACATTACCATCAATAGAACATACTCCATCTTGGCAAGTATGACAGATACCATTGTCCATGCCATTATTTACTTTTCCAACGTCCCATTTATGACCGTCACCATCAAATTCGGAGCCGGCTGGAACATCGACTTTATTTTGCTTATCTTCTTCGAGTTGTGTTTCGAAGTCGTTAGCGTTGTAGTCCTTAATTACACTATTGCCAATAACATTTAATGGAGAAATTAATTTATGATTTTCGAACGCAGACATATCGAATTGTGAGCCATCTTGCACTAATGACCGAATTGGTTTCCACGTTGAACCATCAAAGTACATTAAAATATCATTATTAATCCATAACTGTCCAAGTACTGGATTAGAGCTAGGATTAATATTTGTAATTTGGTCTGTGATTTGGAATTTCTCTGAGAATAGATTTTCCCAAACACCAGTATTTTTATGATATCGTTTTAACGCATTTTCTTTTAAATTTAACCACAAAGCGCCATTAACTTTAGCGACAGGAGTACCTTCTTGTTCGGTTGGCGTATCTAATAAATGACGAATGGCTTCGTAATTTTTAGACAAATCTTCATTGTAGAATAATTCAGATTGCCTACCTTTATTGAACTTCCTATTGTAAGGTAATGCCAAAAAGTACACCTACTTTCTTTATGTTAAAACACTAGGAAATGTTTGTTCGTTATATATATTACTACGGAACATAAAATAATCCTAGCCTTATTCAAATAAAACTAGGATTATTTTTAAATTTCTTTTCTTTTTCTTCCGAGTCGGTAAAAACTTTTATGACCGACAATGAATACTCTGTATTCTTTAATGTTATTGCAAATATCTTTTGGCAAATAATCATAAGTACAGTAGGTACTATGTTGCCAAATTGGTTCGCCCTCCCAATGATATTCATCAAAAGTGGGCCATTCTTTTAAATTTTTTAAATAAGAATAAGCAAGAGAGTTAATATATTGTTCTCTGAGTAGCTGAATTTTATCATGGTATTCTTTTGGATAAATTAAAAATCCTAACCGAATACCAGGAGCATATACTTTACTAAATGAGCCTATTACGAAATTATGTTCTGATTCTTCTAACATAGATTCTAAATCTAATGTGTAACAGTAATCAATAATTTTAGTAGCTTTTGTATTTACATTGCCATGTTCAAATAAATTATTTTGCTTGTGCGTACAATATACTAAATCACCTTTTGGTTTTTCTTGGCAAATGATTTTATTGTTAATAAAATCAAAAGAAAATGTATCATGATGTATTTCTAATGCTTCTGCAATAACAGATGGCATTGTCCATGATGGGTATTCTACAGAAAATAATGTAGGCTTAAAAGCTTGTAATGCAATCCTAACTGCTGTCTCTGTACCAGATGTTAAGATGAAATTATCATGTCCTACAAATTCTTTGAATTTATTATATGCTTGTTTCATATCTGGGTATTCGCAATAATTTCTATCTATGATTTGTACCCCAGTTAGTGGTTCATTTTGTTTAGAAAAATAACCGTCGTGCTTTTTCACATATGTATTTCTTTGCATATTTTAATTTCCAAAATCTTACGAATTGCTTTCCATATGTATGACTAGCATCATTACAAGAAGAGCATGGATATTCACATCCGATTCGTTCATCTAATAACATAATCATTCGTAAGTTTTCTAGTCGCTCCTTCCATTGTATCCATAATTTAGAACTGGTTTCTTCTATATTTATTTTACCATATGGATTTGTTCCATACCAGTCATTATTACAAATTAATAGAGAGCCATCTGTATCTATAGAAGTAGTATAAAATGGTTTGCTACAACATTGACATGGAATTTCTTCAGTGCCGACATTAATATTTTTAGAGCGAGAATTTAATAATTGGATATTTTCTTTTTCGTAGAAACGTCTGAATTCTTTATATTTAATATCTTTATAGATTTCTTTATTTCGTCTAGTGTCTTCAATCGTATATTCAGAGAAAATAAATAATACACCTTTGACTTTGCGATTAATTTCTTTAATTACTTTTTCATTGTCCCCGTTAGTTACGATTTGTATTTTAGCTGATGGACAATACATACGAATGATTTGGCACATATATAGGAGTTGTTCATTTTCTGTTGGTTCTCCCATACCATTAAAGGCAAAAATACCTTTAAAGTTTTTTCTATATGCCTCTACTGCTATTCGAGAAACAATTCGATAATCCATAAATGCAGGTTTTGTTTCTAACACTTCTTTATTTTTATGTTTGTTAGATTGTGGACAAAACATACAAAAACGTTTACAGATTCTTGATGCACAGAAATTAATTTGCATTAAAGATGTGTCTTTATTGAGAGAGGATATAGATGCCAAATAGCTTTTTATCTGCTGCATTTTATGCTTAATTATGGTAGACATATTATAATCCTATTTGTTTTTAATACATTCTTTACATATATCAGGAACTTGATTTGATAAATGTTGTTGTAATAATTCTTGTTTATTTACAACCTTCATATCTTTAATATTACCTAGAATATGTTTATCTGTGTGACCATAACAACAAGTTCTAATATTTAAATCCACATCTATATATAATCCTTTAAATAGTGACCAGCAAGGGATTTGGTTTACTTTTGATTCTGTTTCACCAACTACACCACCTAATCCACTGTCGTTATATCCGCCTTGTGTTTGAAGTGGAATATAGTAATGAAAAATAGTTGGGAACAAATAATTCATAGTTTTGCTATGAGATTCTTTATTATATTTTGTTTCATCAATGACAGTAGATAAAGCAAATTCTGTATTATGTTTTTTACATTCTTTAGCGAATATATTTATATTGTCTATAATTTTTGTAATCGGAATATAATTAGTGCCTGTGATTTCATTGATGTCATTAGAACCGTCTAGCAAATAATTAAAAGAAACTTTTAAAGAATCAATATAAGGAATTGCTTTTTTAACAGATTCAAGGCAAGTGCCATTCGTGGTTAAATACGTAAAATAACCAAGTTCTTTTAATTGCTTATAATAATCTACGAGCTTAGGATGCAATCCAGATTCGCCCATGTAGAATAATCCGACTTCTTTTAAATCTGGATATAGTTTTAAATATTCCAATACTTGATTAAAATCTGTATCTGACATAAATATTTGCCGTTCATTTTTTGCTATCATTTCTCTTTGGTAGCAAAAATGACATTTAAAAGTGCAGACACCTGTAATTTCAATTTTGGCTGTCGTAATTTTTGTATCCAAACTTAAATTGGTATTATCTGAAATTAATTGAACTCTATCTTGAACCGTCATTAATATATGTTTCCTTAAAATAATCAAAAAATTGTTTACCGTATAATTTGCCATTAGCGTTGCATTCTCTACATAATGGAACCATACTGCGTCCACAAAATGCCATGTTACGTTTTGTTAAAAAATTAATATGATTCCAAATGTCCCAAATGCTATGAGTTAATATATTGCCACATGGATGTTCTCCATACCAGTCATTATCACACAATAAAATATCACCATTCACATCGATAGTCATTTTAAAAAATGGAATATAACAAGCATCTAGCATATGACTATAGTCTTTTTTTGTTTTGACATTGCCCGCTCTATTATTGAGTGCATCATAATTTTCTTTTTTATAGATTTGCTTTTGTCTAATATTTGGAATGCCTTCGAAGATAACATTATGAAAGTCTGTTTCCATTTTAGAATATTCAGAAATCGTAAATGATACTTTCGGAAATTCTTTTGCGATTTGTTTAATGACTCTAAAATTATCTCCATTAGATATAATATTAATATTAGCAGTAGGACAGGCCTCAATAGCTCTTTTAATTATAATATTAATGGCTGGATGATATGTTGGCTCTCCAAATCCACTAAAAGAAAAAGTGCCATTAAAATTATGTTCTTTACATTCTTGTAAAATTCTATCAATGATATCCAAAGATATAATTGTACCTTTTTCTATATTAGTTTGTTTAATTTTTTCTGTATTTGAATTAGGACAAAATGGACATGCTCGTTCACAATGTCTTGATAATGAAATATTAATTTGTGCTAACGAATTAATATCATTTAATTTATAATTATGTTTAACCAAATATTGTTCTAATTGGTTAATTCTATTATTTATATTATTCACTTAATTATCCTCCAATACATATTATTATATGAAAAAAAGAGAACGCTGTCTACGTTCTCTTATAGTTCTTGAGTTCTAATTTTATGAGCAAATTGTTTATAATATGGACATCCTTTAGACCAATCTTCTTTCCAACAGGATTTTTCGCATACATCAAAAAATTCACAGGTTAAACAAGTTGCATGAACTCTACATAGTGTTCTTTTATTAAAAGTTTCTTCATATGTCTCTGTCATAATATTAGCAAAGCCGTCATATTCACAGAATTGACTACAAGTTGTGATATTACCAGATGGATGTATTGTCAATGAAGTAGAAGAACAATCAGGCGTATCTTTATATTCTTCTATGTATTGTGTGTTTATTATATTGTCTACACAACAATTAACGATAGAATGTTTAGATAACTTGTAGAATGTTTCCATAAATTCTTCTTGTCGCTGACTGGAAGGTTGATGGTTAGATGCATCTTCGCCATTATCTATAATTTTAGAAAAGAATACTTCATCAAAATATAACATTTCTAATAGTCTTAATAATTTCTTTTCTATGTTAGGCTTAGCTAATAATTCTTTAGTCATACAAATATTAAGTCTACGAGTAGCAGTTGTATATTTAGCAATACGTTCTACATTTCGCATCCAAGTTAATAATTGTTTGATAGAACTAAAACGCACGCCGATATCAAAGCTAGTTGTAATGATATCCATTTGTCGCAATACAGCAATATCTAATACTGTTAATGGTTTTACTAGATTAGTCGTGATTCTCCAAAAGCAATCTTGCCTTTTTTTAGTGAGTTGATACATAGCATCTAAGTCACCAAGTAAAGGTTCGCCTCCGAAAAAAGCAACATTTGCATGTTTAGGTAACCATGTTTCTAGTAATTCAAATGGATATGAAATCGCTTTTCCATTTTTATTCGCTGCGTCTAAACAATGCGTGCAAGATAAATTGCACGCATTAGTAGTTTTAATTAATATTTCCATATATTATCTATGATGGCAAGAAGCATGACAACTAGAATGACATAATTTTGTTGTCAATTCTACTTGAGGTAACTGTTCCCATCTTTCATAAAATTTTAATAATAATTTTTTAAGTTGGTCTGCATTAGTTGGTTGACCTTGTAATGCAATAAATTCATGCTCTAAATCATTTACGTAATTATTGATGCGGTATTCATCGTTAAGACGAGCGTATTGTGTTTCATCACCTAATACTTTTACCTTGCCGTTATCATCAAATTCTTCACGAACATGAACCCGACGAATAGATGACCAATAATATGCAATACGTTTTACTTTATTATATACATCAACTGAATCCATTTTGTCGCCAGGTCTAATATCTATTGCAGAAGATAATTGTGGTAAGTTAGAATTAATACCAAAAGCTCTACGAATATCACGTTCAAATTGATTTAATTGGTTACTGTTTTTTAAATCACCAAAAGGCACGTTATCTGAATGCCAAACAACTTTGCCTTTAATTTTATTTGTAATTTCAGTATTAACAAAATCTAATACTTCATTAATACGAGTGGGATAATTTGCTGCAAAAGCCATTTAAAATTCTCCGTTCTTTACTTTATTAAAAGTTTGTTTGGGGAATTTACATGCCCCATAGAAAGTTTCGCAATCGCCACCGCAGTACTCAAATAAATCACAAGTAAAACATTTTGGATTTCGTTTTTCTTTATTTACGCTAGTGCAAGAATTAGGACAAGCAATAGTAGACCCATCTGCATTAATCGTGATTAAAGATTTTGAACATTCTGTATTATATACATTTATATTATATATAATAGCTTCTTTCATTCTTTGATATAATACATTTTTTTCTTTAGGCAATAATGCAAACATATCTGTTAGATATTTATCTGCCCAAGAATAGATAGTTAGTTCATCATCTTGAATATCAGGAATAGACACACGCTCTATATCTACATAAGCTGGATTTAATTCTTCAATAATTTTCATTAATTCTGCTGGTTTTTGTTTCATTTGTTCAACAGATAATGTAATAATGAGCGTATAATCTTTTAGTAATTTTACTTGTCGTTTAAAAGTTTTAAAGTCTTTAGGATTATAAAATCTATCGACACTATAAGAAGTGGCAACATTTCCTGGTCCTAATTTTTCGAGTACTTTAGATTGCTGTTCACCTATACCTATTACCATATTTGAAGTCATAGAATATTCTTTATTCGGATATTTTTCCATAACTTTAAGTATAAGGTCTGGATTTAATAATGGCTCACCACCATGAAAAATAATATAATCTGGGTTATATGTATCAATAGCTTGGTATGCAATATCTTCTGTCATGTATATAGGTTTTTTAGGTACATAACAAAAGGGACATTTCATATTGCAATTTTCCGTTACTTTTAGATACATCACTTGTTTTTTAATCATATATGATACGATAACCTCTTTGTTGCAACATGCGTGCTAACCTTGTATTAAACTTATAATAATTTAATTCGTTATATCCAAATGTGCAATCTGGATTATTAATATATTCTTCGATAGACATATCAAATAAATCTGTGTTATATCCACGTTGTTTAAACGTAGTATATACTTTATGATAGCAGTCTGTATTAAATAATTGTTGAGCTGTCATATTATCTGCTTTTAAAAAATTAAAGCTATCAGAAATAATACCGAATTCTTCATATTCTTTACGTTGATATTTTTTAATTTCAGTGACGATATCACAGACTCTAAAATAATGAAATTTGTCTCTTGCCCATTTTTCATCTATGCAGTTAATTGCAAATTCAGCTGGAAACCAAGATGGGCGTCTATCAACAGAAGAATAGTCTGGAGCTATTTCATATTCATCTTCCGACATAGGAGATATAATTGCATCTGGAAAGCCATACATATCTTCTGCATGATATAAAGAAAAAATATTATAATTAATAATTTCTCTATATTCTTGATAGGTTAATCCAAGAAGATGACAATAGGCTTTCATAAATACATTAAAGTCTTTAATAGGGTATACTTTATATTGTCTTGTTCCCGTATCTGATAAATTTTTAAGATATTCTTCGAAGTCAACATTAATTTTTAATCCATTATGCCAATCTTCTTCTTCATGTAATTCAAAAAACTCTGGAGTGATGTAAGAAAATTTTGATGGATATTCAGTGATAAATGTTTTATGCATTATATTAATGAACATCTTTAAAATCCTCTTGCATATTACGAACAGCTACACCTACTGGATTCTTTTCATTGACCATAAAATAAATCATAGAATATCCTTTAATAGATGTTTCTGTAAATATTTTATAGAATGCTAATTTAGTTCTAGCAAATTCTAATAGAATAAATAAATTCCAAAATTCTTCTTCGTGGCGAAGAGAAATAATATTTGTACCAACTTGTTCAGAAGTTTCTTCTTCTAATTTCAAAATATCATTATCGTACTCATCACCAGCAATCATAATGTCTGTAGCAAATTTTAAATTATATAGAACGTTGATAACTTCATTTAATAATTCATAATTATGTTCTACAAAATCTTTATTGATTGGATTTTTTGTATGCATAATAGTATCTTCTAATGCATTAATAATAATTTGATTCAAAATTGGAATAGATATTTGTCGATTCGTTTTAATATATTCTTTAATTAATTCCGTAACATATTCATCAGGAGCATCATCAAGAATTAAATGACAATTTTGCATATTAATATTAGCAATATAATTAATAAATTGTTTAGGAGTTAATGTCATAGAATCTTTAACAATTATATGAAAATCATAATTTTGAATTTTCATATAATATTTGTCTACCTGTTCTCCTACTAATGGTAAAGAGATAACAACTTGTTCTTTATTTTTTTTCATCGTATTCTCCAGCAATTACTTTCTTAAATGATTCTTTAGGGAATGCACAAATATCTTGGTACATTAAACAATCGCCACCGCAATATTCTGTGATATCACAAGTCAAACATTTTTTAAAACGAGTAGCGAATTTTTGACGTTCACATAAGTTACCAGTATTACCGTCTGGCAAAATAATTAAATGTTTTAAACAAGAACCACAGTATACAGCGTGGTGTTCTGTTTGTGTTTCTTTTGCTTTTTTATAAAATTCATTAATGCGTAGTGGCATATATTTAGTTAATTCACCAATATAAGCATCTACATCATTATAGTATTGTTGGTCTTTTGTAATCGAAATACCCTTATAATCAAAGAGTCTATCAAAAATTACATTAGATGGACCAATGATTGAAATTAATATAGCTAATTCTTCTGGAGGAACTTCTAACTGGTCTTTAGTAATTGTTAATAATAATTCGTAGTCTTTTTTAATGCTACGTAACCAAGCCAATTGTTCGAGGTATCGTTTAAATAAATGATTGTTAGAAAATCTATCAACGCTATAAGACGTCGTAATATAGTTGCAGCGTTTTAATACTTCACGACGCTCTACGTCAAGAGGCACTGTCATGTTTGTCATAATAGCATATTCTAAGTCTGGGAATTCATTCATTACATCAAGAATGACTTTACTATTTAATAATGGTTCGCCACCGAAAAAAATTAATCGATGAATTCTATCATAATATTTTTTAACAGATGCAATGGCTGTTTCGCTAGTCATTCTATCATCTGTATGTTCTTGGTAGCAAAATGGACAATCCATATTACAAGAATTGGTAACTACTAATAGAGTATTTAAATCTTTGAGTGCTGGCATTGTGCTTCCTCCTTGAAAGAAGATATAATTTGCTTCATATGTAAGCAATGCTCTTCTTCATCTCCATTAACTTTAATGTCATGAATATTTTTATAGCATGAATTACATAGTAAAAAATTATCACATGTAATACATTCTGATTTAATATATGGATAATCTTTGGCAATTTCTTGCTCATCGTATTCTGATAATTCATATGTTTTATCAGATGTATAATGATTATCACCAAAAGAACCACATGGATGAACTAATCCTTCTGGATTAAAAGCTCGTATGCCATAAAGACAATCTCTGTTCCATGGACATACAGAACTTTTACCATTTAATATGTTAGTAATTACTTGCTTTGTATTAAATTCAAAGTCCATTAAACCAGCTTTATATATATTAATATAGTGTTGCATCATTTTCCAATGAGGATAATATTGTTTATTTCTACCTGATTGAACAGCTGGATTAATTCTACAAATAGTTCCGAGACGTTTAGCGAGCTTTACTGTTTTAATAACGGTATTTTCATTTTCTTCTGTAATAACAGTTAAAAACGAAAAACGCTCACCTCTGTCTTTTTCATACATATCCATGATTTTAATCATGTCTTCTTCTGTATATGGTGTACCATTTGGTTTTAATCGCTGATTGCCATATTGAAAAGAATTCATAATTCTAAATCTACGTTTTTTAAACAATGGTCGCCATTTATCTGGATGTTCATAATAATCCCAGAGATTAGTTGTTAAACATACATATACATCTGTATGACCATATTCATCTAATAGTTTATCTAGCTCAAAATAATAAGACGGCGGGACCATTAATGGGTCACCGCCGTTAATAATTACAGTTCCTATATTGTATTTCTCAAGATAGGGACGTAACATATTCAAATCAAATAAGGTATGTTCTTTAGATATATTATTAGATGAACAGAATGTACATTTAAACTGACAAGCCATTGTCGGTTTAATAATTAAATCCATTTATTTTAGTTTAATCCTTAATCTACGTTTATCTGTTTTATCATCATCTTCAACTAAGATACCAATGACTTGTAATGGGTTATCTTTAGTTGCGTCATATAATCTAGCACATCCTTTTACATTAGAAGGTACTACATAATTATTTCGAGCAGCTTCGCCTACGAAGTTAACATGTACTCTCCCTGCCAATGCAACGGGGATATTCCTCTTTAGATTATACTCTAAAAAGTCTTTTCCGTCAATTGGTTCTTCCCCGCCAATTACATGTCCAAACTCATCAGAATGAACGCCAATAATAGGAACACATGATTCTCCATCATAAGCAATATATTCTTCTTTGTCTGAATTTGGTTTTAACATGATTAAGTCACCTGGTTCTGTTTCTTCGCCTTTAGGGAAAAATTCTGCATAGTCAGACCAATAAGAACCATAGATTCGTTGACCACTAATTTCTTCAGCGGCAATTGTACCTACTTTTAAATTAGGAATTGTTAATGTCTTAGAAGAGGCATTATATAAAATATCTGGTACATATTTTACTGCTTTTTCTTTTGTATTATTAATAAATAAAGCAGGCATTTTATTTTCTTTGCCTTCTTCAATATTAATAGAGGTAGCTCTAATATTAGTTAAATTAAAAGAATAAGTGCCATCTTCTAATTGTGTCGCATTAACTTCATTAACGTCGCCACCAACTTTAAATTTAAGAGCCTTGAATTTTTCTTTAATTTTATTTTCAAGCTTTTCAAACATAGGCAAATATCTTGAATCATGATGATGTGTTTCAACATCACCAGTTAAACCAAGATTATTAAGAGCCGCTGTTTTATCTGTTAAATCAGATAAATTAGCTGTTCGCATCAATCTATTTTTGATGGCGTCAGCATAAATACTTATCCATTTATTATCTTTTTTCCATTTTAAAATACTCATGCTTATACCTCTGAATAGATTTGAATTAATACTTTAATTTTATCAGTAGTTTTATTAATAATATCGATGCATTGTTTATTCGCTGCGTTTTTGTAAATGGCTTTCGTAATAGCAGCGTCATTTTCTAAATATTTTTTATATGTAGGAGATGTAGTCACGTCGTCTTGTACTAATACATCTGCTGCGATATATTTTGTGCCAAGACTTTCATACGTATATGTTGCACCTAATGCAATTTCTGTTTCGATAAATTTAACTTCATTATTTGCTATAGGAACTTCTGTAGGTCGATTACTAGCACTATATGCATTAGATGTAAATAAAGCCATGCCATTAGCTTTTGCTTTGGTTGCTTCTACAATAGTATGAATAGTAGGAGTCGCTTTAAGCGTTTTGTAATTTACATCACCTGTAATTAAATTAATAAACGCACCATTATCGTTAAATAAAATATAACCAGTTTTAATATCGAGGAAGAATTTTTGATTTAATCCCCAATGCGTTGTAACTGGTCCACCAGATGTATAATCAAAAGTGAAGAAATTAGTTTCATCTTCTTCCTCAGCTAAGTCTGGGTCTGGATTGGTAGAATGAACTTGTCCATCTGCTAATTCATTTGTAATTTCTATTAAAGAATAAATAGCATAATTGCCATATAATTTAATTTTACCTTCTGCATTAGTAACAGAAATTAAATTATCTCTAATGAAAGAAGTAGTTACATAAATCTTATCATCAAAAATAGAAATAATAACTGGCATTTTTTTAGATTTAAAATTAGTTAATTCTTCTAATGTGGTAGCGAATACACTAGCAATAAATAAATTACCGCCACGTAATTCACCTGTACGATTAATATCAGAATTACTAATGAAACCCATCATACCATTAAGACCATTAATCGGATTTGACTTATTAATAATACCGTTAATACGGTTTTCAAGACCCAGCATATCTACTTTAGTAGGAATACTTTCTGGCAAGAAACGAGATGGAATACGACCGTTTACTAATTCTACTGAGTTACCAGATGCGTCTAATCTACTTTTTAGTGTTGCTGTTGTTTGTTCTAATGTATTAATTTTACTTGTATGAGAAGTAACAGAATCAGAGGCAGTTTGTAAATTAATTTTTAGTGTAGATAATTCGCTTTTTAAATTATTAACACTTGTACCTAAAGCAACTAAAGAATTATTGGCATCGCCAGATGTATTAGTCAAAGCAACAATAGCATTATCGATAGTAGCCTTAACTGCTTCCAAACGACTTAATCGTTGTTCATTATTATTAATTAAGTTTTGTACACTACCATCTAAGTCAGTCATGGTGATAGGTGTATCTGATAAACGTAAGCCACGTTTAAATGCAGTATTAACACCTTGTACAGAACGAAGTAATTCTTTGATATTTTCATTCATATCATCAATCGTAAGAGGAGTGTCTTTTCGATGATAATCAGAATGAGCTTCGTCTTTACTTAATTTTTTATTATTTAAATTTTGTAATTCATTTCTAACAGGTGTGTCATTATAAGAACTTGTTCCATGATTTGCATTAGTAATTGCATTTTGTAAATCTGCATCTAAATCTGCAAATCGAATCATACCTGAATGAAGGGCATGTTCTATCCAATCAATTAATGTTTGGTCTAAATGCTCTAATTTAATTTTTTGACTCTTAGCCATATATTAATTCCTTCCTTTATTTCCAAACACCATTGAAAGCAATCCAATCATTGCCTTGTCTGAATTTAATCATGCGTTCATTTGTATCGAACCATAAACTATTTTGTTCAGCAGGAACAGGTGGATTTGGACCGATAGATAGTCCATTAATATTTGTAATTTTTGGAGAAAAGCTATCATCAATTAAATAACCAGGTAATTTACCAGCACTATTTAATACAGGAATATCACCAGGTTTTTCACCAGTTGTATGGCCTTTTACGTAATCAGAATTACCACCAGATGCAGGTAATGCGGCTGGGAAATCGATAATGTCACTTACGTGATGAGCATGGTTTTTATATTCTACATTGTCAATAATGCCATAACCACGTAAAGAATTAGGGCGGCCAACGATTTGAGACCATTCAATAGTAGGTAATGGTTCTTCACCAGTACCTAAATGATTGTCATCAATATCAGCTACTTCAATATCTTCAATCCATAAGTCACCATTTTCAGAAGCTTCTGGTGCACAACAACCCATGAATATACGAGGGTATGGATTGCCGATACGGAATATACGCATATAGCGAACTGTAATTTCTTGACCAGGAATTAATTCTTCATCGAGTGCAAAATGACGAGTGTCAATTTCTTCTACGCCGCCTGATTTAGCATCACGGCGTAATACATCGTCAATATATACTTCTAAATAAGAACGTCTAGGAATATATTCACCATGTTCTAATTCAAATACATGTTTGCCTGCTTTTTTAACAACTCGACGAGTTTCACCTTCTGTATTTGTATATACTGTTACTTCGCCATTAGCACTTTGTTCTGATGTCTTTTTAATAGTAAATACTTCTGTGATAATCATAGTATCACGAGCAATACTTAATGTGCCATCATTTTTAATGCCAGCAGGTACCCAAGATGTTTCAGAAGAATAGGACATATCTGTTGATGCCCATACTTCTTTTGTTTCAAGACCTGTTTTATAGTTAATTTTATAATATGGCTTACCATTATTATGATAAACCTTATCTCCATCAATATAAGCATTTTCTAATAATTGTCCGTCTTTAGTAACTAACGCGCCTTTTAGTTTCACAGACATAATGCCGCTTTGAGGATTTACTTTAATAGTACCATAAGGAATACGAGACCAATCTAACCGACTTGCATTTTCTTCTGTCACAACCATCGTGCGATTATGTTGTGCAATCGATTCGCCTACTTTATGTATTCCTCTTGGTTGTTGAGGAGCTTGAGGCATATTAAAATATCCTTCCTAAAAAAATTTGTTAATAAAAAGCTTTTTGTTAACAAACGTGAGTTTGTTCAATGTATATATTACCATAGTTGAATAGCAAAATAAAATAAAAAAACGGAGACTTTCGTCTCCGTAATCTTATCTGTTATTGTTGATTAATGCTTTAATAACAGCAATGTCATGTTGAATATTTTCAATTTTTGTTTCTATTTTGTCAAAGTCTGTTTTTTTAGACATAGTGTCGTGGTATCGTTTATTTTCACTATCGATGGTCTTGCTTCGTTCATCGTGAGTAATCAAAGTATCATGTATGTCATCTAATGTTTTGTCAACACTCGTTAACACGTTTTGTATACTTTTAAGCAATTCACCTTGTTTAACAATATCATTATGTAATTCATTGTTAAGGCGATGTGCTTCACTAAGACGACGTTCTTCAAGAGCATCTCGTCTTTTGGCTGCATCGAAATTTTTTTTGTCTTTATCAGGTTTGATTTTAACAAAATAATATAATGCGTAACCGATGATAGTAAACATGAGTACCATCTCAACCGGATTTTGCACATTTGATTTTATTATGAAATCCAAAACTGAGACGATTACTTCACTCATTTTTTTCCTTACTTATTTTAAAAAAACAATACAACATTCATCTATCATATTACGCTGCGTAAACTTCATTTTAGCTTTAAAGTTTAGCAATTTCGAAATATAAATTTTTAATGTCTGCTGGTTTAAACTTTTTATTTTCTGTTGATAATAATTCAAATTTAATCATACAGAAATTAGAAGTATTATCTTTTTCTAAACCATTATTTTTTTCTCCAGAAAGTACAATACCTTCCATTGAAATAACACCATAGTTATCTACTTTTTGGATTTCTACTTCTTTATTATTGACTTGGATTTTACATTCATCTAATAAAACTTTATCTTCTTCATATTCAAAAAATAAATTAATATTAAAATCAGAAAAGTCTGGAACTGTTACATCACCAAAGCGATTATTCCATAATTCTAAAAATAGGGTAATGTTATTCGCTTTATTTAATGTACCAGCGTACATTTCATTAGTTGGCTCATATGTGTCAGAGGCATCTACTTTAGCATACCATTCTAATGTATTATTCACGACGACCTCCAATCTTCAATCTATTAATATAAATAGTAGCACCTGTTTTTACAAGATAATCTTTTAAAATAATATTTGCATTGGGTGCTGCTACTGAATCAGTATTAATAGTATAATCTGCATCTTTAATTAACACACGGTTATCATTTTCTGATACATAAAAAATACTAATGAAATCGTTAAGTCCATAATCAGAAATAGTATTTGTTTTTTGAGCTGTAAATACTAATGATTCTTCAGGATTTTCAGTAACCATTCTATCTGTAATTCGTTTAGACATTTGATTAATATCAATAACGGAATTAGTAGTTAATACATTAGATGTATCAGGGATAGCTTGTTCTACTGTATTAATGCGATTAGAAATACTTGTATTTGTATCTGTTTGATTTCGTTTAAATGTATTAAGTTCTTCTCTTAATAATTTATTATCTTCTTGAACAGCTTTAATCGTATTAAAAGTATCTTTCATAACCAAAGATAATTGGTCATAGTTCCAGATGTGTTTTGAAATTTTATATTCAATACATTGATTAGGTTTTAATGGAATTAATATTTTAAAGAAATTAGACATAACATCACGAACGGCCATATCATTTTTATCGACAGTTTCTGTGTTATTTTTCATTTCTTTAAAATCTACGTCGTATACTAATCGTTTGCCGTCAACCCAAACTTCTAATTGATTTTCGCCAACTTGGTATTTTTCTTCTGTTTCAAATACTTTATTAGTATGGTCAGCAGAAAAATAAATGTGATTGCCATTTACAAAGACAGCGGCTCTTTGGAATGTTTCATTCGTATTAGCAGATGCTACTTGATGGTGTACGATAGCTTGTACTGGGGTACTTCTATCTAATGGTTCTACCAATTTAAAACCAATGCCTTTAGCTAGATATGGCTTATCTGGTGTATCATTCGATACGACTTCTTCGTATTGGTCTTTCATAATAACGATGTTATCAATTAAGATTAATAAAGAATCTGTCTCAGGTACATAATTCATATCCATTCTATCAGCAGGGAATAAGAATGTTTGGTCATCTGTTGGATAATGTGCAGTATTTTCTGGATTAAACATATACGAATTATTAATAGCCATTGTAGAATGGTCATTAATTTTAACCCAGCCAAATACACCATTTGTTGCTTTCCAAATTAGTAATTCATTATTTTTTTCATCATACCAGATATCATTTTCTTCTGGTTGTTCTGGTTCAATGAAATAAATGAATTTTGGTTTTTTATATGGCTCGCCATTAATCCAAAGCATGCCATCTCTATCTACGAATAATTTTCTATACGTTCTATGATTCGTATAAATAATAGCAGTGATATCACCATCTACATGCCAATAGATTTGCCCGATTAAATAATCTGGAGCATAATCTGGAAATTGAATATGAGATGGAGAAGTAGAGATGACAGATTTTTCATATTTATAATCGCCATCTTGTGTCAAGATAATGGAATCAATTCTATCTTCGGCTTTATAATAGGTAACTTTAATTTGCTGACCAATCCAATCGCCAACATTAATATATACTTTATTGTCAGAGATTTTAATAATTGGTACATGCAAATTTGTTTCTGCTTCACTTAATTTAATATCTTGTTCTGTAGGTCGAACACTATCTTGAACAGTATTGTCATATTCAATATGTTTTTGATTTGTAGATGAATATGGTCTATATTGTAATGTTAAATATCCTTCTTTTGGACATGTAATGGTTTCTGTAATTTGTCTGGCACTAATTGTCCCTGCATTAAATGTACGAGCAGGAACAATTTGCTCTTGTCCTTGTTTGTTAATAAAAGTACCTTCAGTAACATTTACTTTGAATGTTTTTGTATCAGCTGTGATATCAAATCCTTCAACGATACCAGCGCCTCCTAATCGAAGACGCTCTCTATCAATCCAGCCTTTTACAGTATTGAAGTTATAATTAATGTCAGATGCTTTTATTCCTGGACCAAAGTCTAGTATTTTTAATTTTTTTTCCATAGTCATTCCTATTCAAAAATTAATACAGGGATTTCTCCAGAAGCTATATGTTTATCTAATTCTTTTAACAATAATGATTCATATTGCTGTAAAGCTTTAGGTAATTTAATAATTAATGTTGACCCTATTCTATATGGTCTACCATACATATTACCGATATCAATCATATTAAAATCGTCTTTTGCATTGTCTGGTAAGCCACCACCAAAGATACGAATGTCAATTACTTTAGGAGCTTTAGTTACTTCAGTATATAATTCGCATAAAATAATCCCATGCTTATCCATACTATATTCATTAATATCAATAAGATTCAATACATTAATTTTATCGACATGCCCACGTTTAGTACACAAATAATATGTTTTTGTAACGTCTGGAATTTCTAATGTTTGTTTATATGGTATATATATTTCTTGCTCAGAACTATAAATAGGGTCTATATCAATATATACTTTTTCTTCTCGATTAAAATAAGAAAGATTTAATTGTGTTTCAGTATAATTAATATCTTCTTGTTTGTAGAGAAGAACTGTATGCCTTGTTGTTAAATATGATATATATCCATCTTGCTTAATAGGGTCTATCATATAACCAGGTTGTTTTCTAAAATACAAATCACCTGCATTAGACATACCAACAAAAGATATATTGGCATCTGATGGATTAACGCTAATTAAATTATAATTATTACCGATAGCATAATTATCATTTTTTAATAATTCAGAAAGATTAACTGTATTATGGTAAGCACTAATTTTTTGTTCAGTTTGTGCAATATAATCTACTGGGTCATTTGTAATCCATGTTAATTTATTCGTTGTTTTATAATATGATTGTAAGAATGCATACATCATAACGTCGTAAATAATTTTATAATTATCTACTATATTATCTGCAAAAGAATCTGGAGCTACAATTAAATAACCAGTATTTGGTTTACTATAGATTAATACATCTTCATATACTTGTTTTAGTTTATAACCCAAATCTATTAAAGAATCATCGCCTGGATTTGTTTGAACGATTTTAAAATAATGACTTGGCTTTTTCTTTCTATCTGTATTGCGATAGAAATTATTTAGATGTCCTTCTTGGATATCGAAATCAGTATCTTTATTTGCTTCATAAATATATTGTGTATGATTTTTAACGAAGCACCAAATATTGCAATATGTATTTAATACTTCTTGGAAATTCATTTGATTTGGCAGATGACTAACATCATTGCATCTAACAAACATAAAATCAGATTCTGATGGTTGATATTTTAATAGATATTGCGGGATTAATGTGCCTTCATTAACCGTAATGTTTGATGGACATAAATTACGATGATAACCATCGCCGAATATTTTAATTAATTGATTGGCTAATGGAAGTTCTTGTGTAGAATCTGCTACGGTAACTTTTAAATTATATTTTTCTGTATCTGAGAACTTCATGTTCTTTTTGACTACAGCGTTGGCAGAAAACATAATGGGAGAAAATTCAGTTACATTTCTTGGTTCATATATATAAGAACTTCCTAGTCTTTTTATTTCTGTATTTTTTAATAAGTTTTTATTAGAATCAAAAAAGAATGCTGATGGATTTTCTATAATATCATAAGCTTTTAATTGCTTAGATGTATTTCTAGCAAATTCTTTTTTAATATTGAAGTGAACTTTATAGCTAGAATTAAATGTATCAATAAAGGCTAAAGGAATGTCTTTATATTGTACATCTTGTGTTTGTTCTATTTTATCTGTTCCGATGTGAATTTTCATTCTTTAGCCTCCCGTAAAATAACGTATTGATTTCCATTTGGATAAATAGACGTATTAATATAAGAATTAATATGACCATCTTCATGACTGTCATAATGTACTAATACATCTAGTTGATTTGTTGAAATATAGATTTCATACATATCAGTTATTTTATTATAATTAATAGCGTAGCTATCTTTCTTTTTATATTCAATAATTAATTCGTCATATACAGAGCTCATATCTTCTGTCATTGTAATAGTTGATGTATCATAATTAATTGAATAATTAGAACTACTTATTTTTTCATAATCATCTGCATATAAGCCAATAGAATTAACCATAAGTTTTGGTGTTCTATAAATATATTCTTTATTAACGAACGAATCTTTTTTAATACCATACATTAATATTTGACTATTTTCTAATATATTTTTTTCTAAAGAAAAGGCAGATTCATCTGCTGGGATAATTTCACGTTCCCAATTAGTAAACACATAAGAATAGTCAGATATATCTGTGTATTCTAAAATAAAATAATCATAACTATTTTTAGAAAGAGAAATAATATTATTATGTCTTTGGTATTGTGTAGCATCAATTTCAATATAGTTTTTAACAATATCTTGTATTGTTTCTTTTGACATATCAATAGTATTATCTACTGAATTAACACCATATAATTTAATGCCATATGCATGTTCTGGTAAATTGCCTGGAATTATAATTTGTTGGTTATTCTTAAATAATTTATATTTAATATGTTCTGTTACATATTCACGATAACTAGCTGAAATATCAAAGCTGTCTTTTTTATCTTTATCTGTAACGATGATTGGACTTGTTACCGAGCCATTTACATATACAGTAAAATGAGTATCGGCAAAAATATTTTTTATTTTTCCGTCTTCCATTTCTAAATCAATAGAATAGATATCAGAAATAATATTAAATGCGATTGGTAACATTCCATTTTCTGGTTGGATAATTTTTGTCGTAACCTTTTTATTTGTTTCTTTGTCTTTAATAATCAGTGTTTTATTAGAAACAGTATATTCAAAGATATATTCTTTTTGTGTATTAATAAATAAATCTTGAATTGTATTTCTTTCTTGTTTAGAAACAATACTATATGGAGCTTCTTTTGTAGGGTCGGTGTACGTTGGTACATGATGAATCACCATATCCCAAGTAACTTTTTTAACTTTATCCAAGTCAATATCTATCCAAGAACCATCTGTTTTATATTGTTTTGTAGTTGTCGAAATGAAATTTCCATCTTCAATAGAAGTGATTGTGATATTCGAAACCTTACCAGATTCACCTCTAAATTTAAGACTAACCATAGTATCTTCTTTTAATGTAAAAGAATGATTGGCATCTAATAAATTTTTAGGTTCATCTTCTGTTGTTTCTTCGTTATTTGGATGCAATGAATCATAAGTAAACACAAAAGCTTCTATATCATTTTTGTTGTTTACTTCTTCCGTTTTATATTTAAGATAGTAAGTTCCAGCCTGCAAATGAATTCTTGATTGCTCTAATTCGAAATCATGGTCGCCATTTTCAAATACAAATGTTTTATCTTTAAACTGTATTCTGCCGCCACGAGAATTATCTAATTCATAATCCCATTTGTCAGGAGTTTTTTGTTGAATATTTGTTTCTTTTAATACATTAGTTGCATTAGAATAGAAACCTAATACATAATTAGCAAACATATATGGTAAATCAAATTCTCCAATAGTTATGTTTCTAGTATCAGATAATACATATTCTAAGGTAACTCTTTTTTTCTTAATAGTAAAAATTAGCTGAACGTCTTGATGCTTTGGTTTTAATGAATGAGCATTTTGGAATAGTATATTAAAGTTGTCATATTGTTTTTCCATGATAGAAAAATCATTATAACCAATTTTAAACAATAAAGCTTTTGTGCTTGTCTCTACTGATTGTCCATCGCCAATAAAAAATCCAAAACCAGATTTATTATATGTAACCGTTGTGTAGATTTTTAGGTCACCACTAAATATATAGCGGCAACCTAATATATCTTGTTCATAAAATCTGAGACCTTCAGTTATTTTTTCGACTCTACTATTTGGGTCAAAAATTAACAATTAAAGTACCTCTAATTCAATTGAATTAACTTCACCTTCTACAGTGTCATTAGTAATTTCTATTCTAAATTGGAAATATTGATATCCTTCAAAGATATGATTATCTCCATGTAAGTTAATTGGATACCATTGCGTAAACACGCCATTCATTTCATCTTGGCGATATCCACGCACATAATAATTAGTATAATCTGAATTTAATGTAGAATCAATATTTGAAATGGTATATGTTCCGATTTGTGTCGTGTCATATAGTTTAGATGTCATATATCCATTTTTATAGTTTTTAATAGATAAAGGATATCTTGATTTTTCAGAATATTGTACATAAACTTCTATATTATTTATTACTTTGTCAGTATCCATATCGACTGTGAATTGAATATATTCAGATACAGTTCCTGAATACTCTAATAAATTAGTTTTATTTTGTGTCGCTAATGTCGATACCATTTTAGTAGTAGCATCATCTGCTGTCACTAATGTAATATCAAAGTTTTTAAGTGTATCAACTAATACATCATTAATTTTAATATACACACCAATTACATTTTTGTAATCTGGGATTTGATAACGACCAGAAGTAATCGACGCGTTATTTTTTGCTACAATAGTATTTTTAATTAAATTAGCATTTTTTAATTTATACTTCGTAAAGTCATTAGTAATTGTCGGGATTTTTGTGATACCCCAATCTACATTTGAACCAATAGATAATATGCCGTCTCTATCAATATCTAAATGATAGGTTTCATTGTTGAACATATCAAAATCAAATGTATATTTTGTTTCTTTACTATTGCGTTCGTTAATAGAGAAGCCTAATTTATTAATTAATTTTGTATGTACATCATTATTATTAATATTTTCTTTTATAATAATGTCATCAATTGTTCCAGTGCCAGTTACGAGTAAATAATATTTTCGATTTTTTATTGGATTAGAAATAATATGCGTTTGAATATTTCCTTGTTTATTAAATTTAGCAATATGTTTTACGAAAATAGATTTGCCAAAACGACCAGCTTCTGTTTGAATTTCTTCTGCTATATACATAGTTAATGTATTGTCACAAGCAATACTAATGATTTGATTATCTTTATATGCTTTCGTAATATTTAATAAAGCGTATCCATTTGTTTGAGCGGAATCAAAATGAATACCCAAACCATATGTTGTGTTTTTAATAGATACATTCATATTAAATGCATCCCATAACTGGTAAGAATCACAAGCAGAAATCGTATTAAGAGCAGAAATACCATCTATTTTATGAGCATGCTTTTTATAATCTATTTTACAGATAGTATTCATAGTATCAGCAATGCCCATATTGGTATGATATACAAAATTGTTGGTTGCCTCAATAGTATGGAATCGGTTATCAATTTCTTCTACGTCATGCAAAATAATATTTTTATATTTCTTTTCAGCTTGTTCGAACAGATGTTCGAATAAATAATATTCTTTTTCTTTTCGATAATAATATCCTGGGTGAACCATAATAGAATTATCGGTATTTAATTTCTTAACAGTAATAACATTGTCTTGTATTAATACTTGAAAATTAGGATTAGAGCATTGAGCAATGATTTTATCGGGCACTTTATTCCCGAAGACAATAGTTTTTGTTTCGCCATCTCTAATATCTTTTAAGATAATTTTTTTGTCTATTAATTGATAAGCATCTGTTGAATAATTAATTTTGCTATATAAATCTTTTAGATTTTTATAGGTTAAACTAATTGGTAAATTATAGTTATAAGAAATAGTAACTGTTTTACCGATTAGAGCTTTATCATACCATTCGATAATACCTTGTTTTCCTAATAAATTATATTTTTCGTTAGAGATAATTTTACCTGTAGATGTATCACGAATATACAAAATAGATTCGACATTAGAATGTCGTAATTTATTAAACATATCGTTTTCGACTACAATATCTGTAAATGCTGTCGTGATAGCATAATTAATATCCATATTATCTGGCGGTGTGATAATAAAAGTACTTAGCTCTTCTTTATTGCCATTGATATCATAAATTTTATTTAATGGCATTTTATTAGAAATAGTAAATGCTAAATTCAAATTATTAATAGAAAACTTAGTTGTATTTTGTTCGCCAGCAGATATTTTGCATCGAATTAAAATATTATTTTGTTGTCTTCCTAGACACCATACCTGCTCTTCTTTTTTTGTTTTCCCTTGTACTTCAAATTTAACTGTTATATCTTTCGCAGGAGTATCTTTAAATCGAGCTTGTTGGATTGTATATAACATTAATTTGTTTTCAGGAATAAAAGGTGAGAAATTATCTATTAAATTAACACGAGTTAATTCTTCTACGATGTTAGCTTCATTATAAGCAATATAGTCTGTGTTGGAACGAAGTGTAATAAAAGTGGTTTCAAAATTTTTATTAAACTCATTTGTGTTAGAGATGATATTATTTTTACTATCAATAATATAATTGATAATCATATCATCTGTAATACCAGTATAATAAAAACCATTAGCTTTAGTTGATGTTTGGCTTCGATTAATAATTTCTTTATATTGTTTACCGTTTTCTGTTTTAACAATAAAGCCGTTGATGTTAGAAGAAATAAATAATTCTTCTGTGCCAGTTAAACCTAAAATAGTTTTTAGATTTCTTGATTGTACTGTTTCTTTGCCTTGACCAGTAATTTGAATCGTTTGAATTGATTGATTTGGAGATAGTGTAACATAATAAGCAATTTTACCATTATAAGTTGTTTTATCCAATGGAACAGAAGAAGAAGCTAATGTTTCTATCATTGATAAATCTAATGGGAAGCTTTGTTTTGTACCCGTATTATTTGTAATAATTTGTTTCGGTACATAATTTTGCTTAACCAAAACTTCTTGGTTATTCTCTATTTTATACAAATCGATATCGCAGTTAGAATCTACAATAACTCGTTCTGCTACTTGTGGAGTAAAGCTATCTGTTACATATATAGAATCATCAGTACTTTCACCAATATGAATATATTCAATCACAGGAGCATAAGAACTATGTGCTGTCATAGAAATATGTAATTGGTTATTCGTTAAACCAGAAGTAGGCAACAAAACGGCATCGCCAGTTTTAACTAAAGAACCTTTATCTAGCCAAGCATTAATTTTATATCGTGCTGCTTTAATTTGTTTTACGCTAACTGGATATAAACCAGCTTTAGTAATCGTAACTTTTACATGAGTTAAGTCATTGTAAGATAAAATAAATTTTCTAGCACTGGACCATAATCCAGAATTAACTGTATCTACTTTACCGTTAGCTTCTATATTAACAATAATAGAACCTTGTTCTTGTAAATTACTAGCTTCATTAAAAGTGAATTCTAAATTATTACAATCTAATTCAATAATAATATTGGATTGCGAATCAGTGTCATTAGAATATAATTCATTTTTATCATTAATTTTAAAACCATTTAGTTTGACGATAGAACTATCAGTTGTGTAATCAATAGATTCACAATACGAATTAATACGAAGTTCTTTACCTTCAGCTCCTTCTACATCTAATGTCATCTCGCCATACGTAGAAGTTTTATTAATGGTTAAACCATCTGCTGTGTTATCTATATCAGTATAATTTTTTAATTGTTCTCGTTTCGTAATGTGAGCAAAAATATTAGAGTTAACTAAATAATTATCTTTTAAAACAAATTGTTTTTTTGGTTTTAATAGATTAATTTTTTGCTTAGTATTTGTTTCTCGTTCGATATTATAAATAATCATATTATCGTAACGAGTATGAGGTTTTAATTTTAATTTATACTCAACATTAGGTTGTAAATCATATTTCGGAGATACATCTAAGTTATCTGTATTCATTGCTAAGTCAGCAACATAATATGTATTTGTGCCAGTAAAAGTTTTATATTCTTTTAGGAATACTGTTTCTGGATTAATTTTTTTAACTTCTGTTGCTGTAATTTGATAATTGGCTTTTTTAGGAATTAACTCGTTAGAGTATCGTTTTAATTGCAATGGAATATTCGTTTTTAATTGTTGTCGTGCAATATAATTTTCTACTAATAAAGGAGAAAAAGAATACCCTTTAATTTCTATATCTGTTTTGTCAGTACTACCTAAATCAGAATTTAATGCTACTTTAGCATCTAGTCGTTGACCTGTACCTTGTTGGTAAGCAGAGGGAGTTGCATCCCATTTATTAGCTAAGTATTCTAATTCTTTAAAGAAATTATTCCAGTAAGTAATATCCCAAACTTTAGTTCTCATAATATCTTTATTAATGGAAGACATAGTATCATATACTATTTCTCCATTTTTCATAAGATACATATTATGACCATCAGGGGATTCTATTTTAATATTGGAAGAACTAATAGAATAGAAATTAATTAATGTATTAATAATTGCATTCTTTAATCCTTGTTTAGTGCTATTAGTTTTTAATTTAAAAGATTGTAGACAGCGATTTAATAAATCTGCATTTGACTCATTTTCATATCGTTCAAGAGAAGAGAACATAGCAAATTCATCGAAGATGTTCCATGTTTGTTCTCGGCGTAATTTAGCAGTATATTCATTGCCTTTAATAGAATACGTAATGAAATCATTTGCAGTGGCATCGGGGTGAATAATTAAATAACCGTTTTCGTATAATGCCAATGTGTGATTTACTAGAAATTCTTTTTGGTTAGTAGTAACAGTGACTTTAATGTTATGAATTAATAAATCTTTAATATCTATGTTACCAATATGAGCTACTAAACCTACAGAAAAATAATTATTTTCTTTTCCGATATAATTAACAAGAAAGAATGATTTTTTGAATTCTTCAAATTCTTTAATAATAGAATCTTGTTCACTTGCAATAGATTGCAAATATTGACCAGACGTAGAAGTGTCTGGTCTTTTTTTTGTATCGGTCCAAGAAGGGATATCTCTTAATATTTTTTTAAAGAATTGTCTTGGAGTATCCATAGTATCCTTTCTTAATTAATTTCATCTATCCATTTAATAGAATCAAAAATAAATTTGCTATCAATATTTTGCAATACTTTAATTCTATCTGTTTCATCATTGTCAATGAATAAAGAGATGACATTAAAATAATTTACGTCTGGTGTTTCAATGCCGAGCTTATTAATTTTACCAATTTCTAAATAATCGCCAGGAGCTAATCCATCAATATATTTTTTAATTTGTGCTGCGACATTTTTCTTAATGGCATCAATATCCCCATCATCAGAATGCATAAAAATTTCTAATATAATATTTCTGATTTTTGGAACAATATATTCTACATAAGTGCCAGCAGAACAAATAAATTCTATTTTCGTTTTGGCTTCTTGTAGTGCATCACTAATATAAGGTTCTTCATACATTTTAGGAATGACATAGCAGGTTCCTGTTCCTGCCCCACGCGTTTTAGCGAAGTAAGAATAATTAGAACCTTTAGTTGGATTTAATAATGTTAATTGAATGGCTTTTGTATTAGCCGCTTCATTAATTAACATCCAGCTCATTAAACGATATTTATATTGGCTATCTGATTCTCCAGTTGCTCTTGGTAAATTTACCCATTCGCCAGTACTATCTAATGTTTCATCATGTAAAAAAGACCAAACATGTGGCGTTTTATTATTTTCAATTTCTGCATATACATCTTCTAATGTATGAGCAATGGCATCTGTATATAATCCAATGGTAGACCCATTATCAAATTCTTGACCAGATTTCTTTTTAAAAATATTTTTGATTGACTGAAATATTTCGTGTGCTGTTTTCATAATCTACCTTTCTTATAATTCAAAAACAAAGAATAATTCTTCATTTCTGTAAATATATAAATTAATGTTTTCTGTAACGAAATTATTGTTTCGTTTTACCTGTTTAGCTTCTACTCGATATGTATCGTTTGTTATATTTTGAATGGTATCTTGAGCCATAGAAGCTAATAATTCTAAATTAGCGTCTGTGATTATTTTATGTCTTTGTATATTGATATTAGAACCAAAGTCTTGATGATGAAATATATCATTAAGCTCTGTTCTTAATTTTAACATAATTCGTTGTCTAATTTCATCATCTTTATGAATCGTTTTTATTTTTTTATAAGCAGATTCATTTTGATTAGTTGTAAAACGTAATCTAAATGAACGTTTATCTTTTTTAGCTGGCGGATTATTTAATACATGGAAATTAGTTTTAAATACTGGATAACCAGAGTCAACAAAACTTAATTTAAAAATATCGTATGTTTCTTTATGTTCTAATATAATATCTCCAGCATTATTGAGTGTGAAATCTATCATTATATATTCCTCATAAAATAAAAAAGCCCGTCGTTCATGACGGACTTTATATTAAAATAATTTTTTAAGACTTCCCTTCAAGCTACTGATAGCCTTCGATGCTTCTTTATTTACATAATTGGTAAGTCTTTGTTTTTGTTCTTTAACAAAATTATCTCGATATGCATTTACTCGTTTACGAGCTTCTTCAATTTTCTTTTGCACTTTTTCAAATTCTTTAATATGTTTTGTAATTTGCGGCATTAACTTAGTCGTTAATTTAGTAGTGATTTTTTTATTAATATTTTCAACTACAGGTTTTAGAGAATCATTAATATTAATATCTAAACCAATTGTACCAGCTATCGTATTAATTTTATTGATAGTGCTTTCGAGACGTAATTGTTTATATTCTAAACTCTCTAGTGTACTTGTAATATAATTCCCTAGAGATTTTTCATCTTTAATGATTGTAGTAATTTTATTGCTTCCGTTTACTACAAATTTATCTATTTTATCGTATATCTTATCGATGGGCTCTAAACTTTTATTAAGAGCATATTCACCTTTGTCTGCAAGTCCAAGTATTTTTGTTATTTGATTATTTACTAAGTCTTGTAATTTAGTTTCTGCTTCATTACGGATTTCTTGCATTAATTTAGGATTTTTAATTTCTGCTGTTTTATGTCCGCGAATAATAGCTTTCATTTCTAAAATACAATCTTCATTCAAAATTATATTACCCAAAATACCATATTTAGTTTTGCATTTTTCAAGGCTTTTTAGCATAGCTACATCAAGTTGGTCTTGAACAACTTGTCTAGCTAAATTTTTAATAGAATAATCTTTAAGATGTTGATAATCTAATTCTTTAGTATATTTCTCGTTCTTAGATAATAATTCAGCGGCTTGTTCTTTACTATACCCTTTATCCATTAAATATTGCATATCATTTTTAGAATATGTTTTGCCATTTGGACCATATGTTAAAGGGTCTTTTTTATGTAAAGATTTTGCTGCTTTTTCTAATTGTTCTGACGCTTTTTGTACATAGCTTGTCCGTAATACTGATTTTTCTAATTCGGTTCCGATGGCTTGTTTAATAGCATCTTTAACAGAAGGGTCTGTATATTTTTCATTTTTAGATAAAGTATCGATAGCTGCTTCTCTCGTATATCCATTTTTTACTAAAAATGAAATATCATTTTCTGAGTATTTACGACCATTAGGTCCATATACTTTAGTGTCTTTTTGTTTGACTTGTTTGGCAATAATATTATTTAATATTTCTTTAGGCTTTTTTTTATTAGATAAAGAGGACTTTACGTCCTCTATATTTATTTTTGACATAAAGTCCTCCTAGCTAATTGAATGTTGTATTTTTAAAAACGGTTAAGGGAAATTAGTGAATACTAATTTAAATAATTAAGCTTCGTTAATCTTAGCAGTATATCTGTTAGACAGTTTTTTAACATTTTCTTTTTCTGATTCAGGGAATGCTACCCATTCACCAGTACCTAGGTCAACATATTCATTAAAGTCAGGTGTTAAGAACAATGCTCTAAATTCATCATGAGCGACTAAAGAAAGTTCTACGAGCTTTTTAACATCGTCTTTAGATTTAAGTACACAATATTTTGTACCATAACCAATAAGAGCACTATAAATATTATCACCTAAATCTTCTCTAGTTGCATACACTTTAAATAAACCATCATCAAAAATATAATCTTTTTCTGCGATATGTTCTTGCTTGTCAACAGCTTGTTCAAAATTAACTCGAGAAACGAATTCATGTAATTTTTCAATAGCTGTTGATTCAAAAGAATGTTTAACAGGGAATGTTTGTTCTGATGTACCAAACAGACTAGAAACTTTAAAATCGAAGTCTGATTCTAAATTAATACTATCTGGAATAATAATAGTGCCAAGACCATCTTTAGGTCTCTTGCCATATTCGTAATGACAATAGCCATGGTCTGTTCCATCTTGAATGGCTTTAATAAAAACATTATTGCTTGGAACTACTGCACCAGGTACCAGAATTCGTCTAGTACCATTGTTAAAGCATGGATATGAATTACTTAAATCATCTGTCATTTTTTCGATAACAATATCTTTAACCATATCAACTAAAGATACAGATTTATTATAAAATTTAGCTGCTTCTTTATTAATTCCTAAATTAAAACCAAATTCATTAAAACTAGTATCTACTGTACTTTGCACTTCTTTTTTATCCGCAGCTTGTGCCGCATCAATAGCGTATACAGTATTTGGGTCTAATGTACCAGCTTCTTGCTTTTGTTGATATGCTTCTTTTGTCGTAAATACAATTTTAGTAATTTGTTCACTCATATATTATTTTCCTTTTATATTAATTAATACTTCTAATAGTAACAGCTACATCGTCAGGGGCTTTTACATAAGCTCCGATACCTTCAATAGGCTCAATATACATATCATATGATGTATTACTAAATAATACAGGTTTGAAATTATCTGGTATGTCAAATTTTTCTGTGTAATTTTGCATCTTAACTAATTGTAAAGTTGGCAAATTATTTAATAGATTAATAGTAGATTGAGTAATGTTGCTTTTAAATATGATTACTTTTACTTTTAATGGTTTACGATTGTTAAGTCGCAATAATGAATTTACAAAGTTTTCAGTATCTGATTCTTCGTAAACTAGAATTTCAGCATTTGCTACTTCGTTTTCATCTGCACTAGAAATGTCAGCTTCTTCTAATTCTTTTTTGGAATTTGTATTAATACTAGATAAATTAACTCTACTTAATATTTCAGATATCTTTGCACCATTAATAGAAGCAGAATTAAAAGGATAGTGAGTATATTTGCGAAGTTTAGTCAAAATTGTATTTTTGCTCTGAGGCATAGCTTTCCATGTATTAGTTACAGAGTCATAATACTCAGCTAAGCCTAAGTCTGTAAAAACTATATATGGACTAGTTGTCGTTAAACGTTTATCCAATAAAGACAATACGTCAGGACCTATCATAGCTTTATCTGAAATTGCAACAAATGTTGTGTGAGTATCAGATAATGTATAATTAATATCTCGTCTAAACTGTTGTTTAGATAGTTCTGTATCTTGATAATAGCGAATATGATGTCTGAGCCCACCAATTTCCCCATAGTCACCACGAGAAAGCATATCAGGAGCATCAAAATCAATGTCATCTACCACTTCATCTATTACATCTTTTACGATATCTTCAAAAGATGGTACAAATGTGATGGTATTAGTTTTAGTATCGAAGATATTGGAAAGTTTTACTTTAAAACCTTTAGTTAAATCTAAGGATTCTGGCAAATGAATAATTCCTATATAAGCTGGATTAGCTGTAACACCAGGAGGTCCCATTGGTCGAGGTTGATTTGTTTGTTCGATTAAATCATATTTAACCATACCCAAATCTCTACCGTCTTGGGATACAGTAATAATAGAATTTTTGAGAACATTAGAAACTTTAACATCTCTAGTTTCATTACCAGCTAATTTGCGAGTATCGTTTAAATAATTAGCATCAATTTTTTCCTTAACTGAATCTTTAATCATATCGACAAGAGATAGACTTATATCATAGAATTTAGCTTTCTCTTCATCAATACCAAGACTTAAACCAAATTTTTCAAAGCCAGTATCGATTGCGGCTTTAACTTCTTTTTTGTCTACTGATTGAGCTGCATCAATGGCATACACAACACCTTCTTCTAATGTTCCAGAAGAAACTTTTTGTTCATATGCTTCTTTAGTAGTGAAAATAATTTTTGTAATATCTGTCATTACTATATAAGCCTTTCTATATTAAATTATTATAAGTGGTCATTAGGTTGTAATAGTACAATACGCCAAGACTCAGGGCCTTCTGTTGATTCAGCGATATAAATTGAACCATAAGATATTGCAACTTGTCCAGCAAAATCTGGAGCTTTTGTTACATCAGTAGCAACAAGTTTACTACCATCAATAGATGGAGTTTGGATATTTTTAATTGCCTTAATAACATCTTTTCCGGATAGGAAATATACTGCTTCTTCATCGATTGTATTAGATTCAATCATTTGACTAAGTTTATCATAGCCAATCAAAGTAGCTTTCTTTAAAACTGTCATAATAAATATGTCCTTTTATATAAACAATTATAGTGTGTCTATTGGTTCAGTTCTAATAACATTCCAACCAGCGCCGCCATGTTCTAGCGATTTAGCTATGTAGATTTGACCACCAGATACTGCAACTTGTCCAATGAATGCTGGAGTTGTAGTAATATCGGTAGCGGTAATACTATCTTTACGAACATACTCTTTTAACTTTTCATCAATATCTACGTTATTCGCAATCCATTTGGCACCATTCCAAACTATCTGCAAACCTAAAGTAGTATCGAAGTATTGTTGACCTACAGCAATGTGTTCTATTGGTCGTTTTTCGGTAGGACCAGAGTGAATGATTGGAATAGTTTCATATGTCATTACACCCATAGTATTTACTGGTTTATCTGGCATGAAATAGATTTCCATACTTAAATCATCTAATGTACTAATAACATTAGCATCATAAGTCTCAGGAATTTCGCATTTCATAGTCTTAGCTTCTACATTAGTTTCGATAACTTTAAAAGCACCTTTACCTAATACATTCATTATGCTACCAACTGTAATTGGAGTATTTTTTAATGTGCCATTAGTCCATACTGGGAATTTATCGAAGCCAAAAGTCACTGTTCTATCACCATTGTTAGTAACAGAAGTAGGTTTATCCGCTGCTGGTAAATATTCACTTTTAGTAGTATATCTATAAGTAGATACATACCCAAAATGACCAGAATTGTTTGGTTTAGATTCTAAGAAAACATCACCAGCAACGCCAGCGGCATAATTACTATAGTCGTAATCTTTAGCGTCTTTATAAGGAACACCATTAGCACCGAAGAAGATAGCTGAACCTTCACCATCAGCTAATTCATCTGTACTAGAAATATTTATTTCACGAATAGTTCTATCATAACCTAAATAGATTCTGGTTTTAGCTGAGTCTTCTGCTTTCATTTCATATTTTCTATTAAGGAAACCTTTAGAGCTATATTCATCAACAGAGCCTAAATTTTCAAATAAAGTCAATGCAGAATATTCAGTAACCCCATTTGGTGAGATAGCTAATTCTGGTGCATTAATCCAAGAGAATTTAGTACCTTTATCTATCCAGTGCTGAAAGTTTTCTTGGAATTTTTCAAATTTAAGGTCGCTTACTTTAACTTCAAGTTTAGCACTTTCTGGTGAGACTAAATAGATAAATGCAGAAGGTTTTTCTTGGGAAAATACATGATTTACATTTTCATCATCAAGTGTAATATCTAATTCAACGTTACTAATTTCTGCTCTTGGTCCAACGCTAAGATTTAATGGATTTTGGCTAAGAGACCATCTACCAGTTAATTTGAAGTTCGATATTTTATTAGCATAGAAATTAGCTGTAGTGCCGCTATCTAAATTTACATTATCATCAAAATGAAGAGTGACACTTTCGAAATCAGCATATGAATATGAGGAAAAACCAAAAGTACAATTATTGGAAACAATATTGCTTATACTATTATTTACACCATAATTGTATTCTAAATATATAGCATACATACCATAATTAGTTTTTACATTATCGATAGTCAAGTTATTACATTGAGCAGTTAAATCGATATTATTACCAGCACAATCTTTAGTATTAGTCATACGAAGATTTATTAATTTTACATTAGTAAATAATAAAGTACTAATAGTAGTTTCCGTGCCAATAAATTTAAAGCCACTACCATCAACATCTTGGTCTTTGACTTTAAATACAAAACCATCGATTGTTACGTTATAAGCATTTAATACTTCACCATCTTGATTTTCTGGTGCGTTGCGAGTTAATACAAACCCGATAGGTTCTCCACTAGAAGCATCAGTATGGTCACATATGATAGTAGCACCATAAGTAGATTCAGACCTGATAACCAAAGAACGATTCATCTTTTCTGGGCAGAAAATCTTTACTGGATTTTCAATCTTATAAGTACCATCAGGGAAGATTACTTCTTGATATTTCTCTTTAGATACTTTGAGGAATAATTCATTTAATTTTTTAGTTACATCGGTAGCACCAGTATTATCGATACCATAACTAACTACGTTAATACTTTTAGTAGTATCCATGCTAGCTTTAATAGTAGATATTTCTTTTGCTATCTTATCTATAAATGGGTCTAAGACACGTGACAACGCATCTTTTAAATTTGCCATATTATTCATCTCCTTTCATTAATGATTTTCAACTGTCTCTGTAGTAGCTAATGGATTATCATATTTAATTTTAGCTGCTTCATACTTAGCTACAAGATTTAAACCATCTAACGAAAGGGATTCATCTTTAACATAATCACTTAAATCTACTTGAGGGGCAGATGAAGAGATAACACCAGTTTCGGATATAGTAATACCTTCACCAGCTGTAAGATGTTGGAGTTCGGTTTTTTTAGCATAAGTGGATTCTATATCGGAAGTTTTAGCTAGACCTTCAATGGATGGAACTTGAATGTTTTTAACTGCATTAATAATATCTTTGCCAGATAAAAAATATACTGTTTCTTCATTAACTTCGTTAGACTCAATCAAATGATTGAGTCTATCGTAGTTAATCAAAACAGCCTTTTTTAAGACTGTCATGCATAATTCCTTTCTATAATTAAAGAATTATATATTAATTAATGGTTCTCTACTTCTACAGTAGTGATATTAGCGAATGGGTTATGCCATTCAGTACCATTCCAGTATACAGGAACACCAAGAGTTGTATCAAAGTATTGTTGACCAACTACAAGGTTTTCGGTAGGACGTTGTTCTGTAGTACCAGAAGCAACAGCAGCTAATTTAGCTTTAAGAGCACTGATTTCAGATTCAAGAGATTGAACTTTTTCATCGTAAACAGATTTAGCTACAACTTCAGTAGTTTTAGCAAGACCTT